GCACGCCGCCAGCACCGGGGACTATGCGCACGCCGCCAGCACCGGCTACCGTGCGCACGCCGCCAGCACCGGGAATGGTGCGCACGCCGCCAGCACCGGGGACTATGCGCACGCCGCCAGCACCGGGGACTATGCGCACGCCGCCAGCACCGGCTACCGTGCGCACGCCGCCAGCACCGGGAATGGTGCGCACGCCGCCAGCACCGGCTACCGTGCGCACGCCGCCAGCACCGGGAATGGTGCGCTTTCGGCCGCTCTCGGAGCAAGATCCACGGCCAAGGCCGAGGTAGGTGGTGGCATCGTTCTCGCCGCATATGACGAAACCGTCTTCCCGGCAAAGCTCGTTGCCGTCCGCGCGTCTCTCGTTGGCCAAAACGGCATCGAGGCCGGCAAATCGTACCGCCTGACCACCGCAGGCGAATTCGAAATCGTCGAGTAATAGGCGTCGGCGGCCGGCAACCAACCGGCCGCCTTCATCACGAAGAGGAGATCACAATGAACAAGCCAAGAAGATTGACACTTGCCGGCCATGAACAGCCGACGCCATATGTCGCACCGCGACGTCCGCTGCCTGCCGTCCCGCTTCTTACGATAGACCGTGCCATCGCAGACGGCATATCGCCCCTGCAGCTGCGTTGGGTCGCTGAGGCGAACCGGAAGGCGGCCAACGGGAAGAATGCGCGCCTTGAGCGCCAAGCGGCCAATCTGGTGGCAATCGCCGACCGCATGGAACTGTTGGGTTACCGCACGAAGGTGGCGGCATGACCGACATATTCGTTTTCGGCTCAAACCTTGCCGGCATCCATGGTGCGGGCGCAGCCCGCTTCGCTGTCCAGCGCCACGGAGCTATCTATGGTCAAGGCATTGGCCTGCAGGGTCGCAGCTATGGCATACCGACGAAAGATGAGCGGATCGAAACGCGTGGCCTGGTAGAAATCGAGCGTGACGTTATCGAGTTTCTGGCCTTCGCTCGATCTAGGCCTGACTTGACCTTCTACGTCACGCCGATCGGCTGTGGCCTTGCCGGCTACAAGCGCCCGCAGATCCGGCCGATGTTCGACGGAATGCCGCCCAATTGCAGATTTGCCGAAACGTGGGAGGATGCGGACTTATGACCAGAGAACCGGCGAACGACAATGCTCCTAGTGGAAGCGTCTACACGCTAGACGAGGCGGCGTCGCATTTGCGTCTCACAAACAGAGGCGTCGCCAAGATTGCCAAGAAACATGGGCTGTGCATGGTGCGCGGCCGGGATATCCTATTCACAGAAGCCGATATCGAAGGCATAAAGGATGTACTGAGATGCCCCTCAAACTCTACAAGCGTGGCAAAGTCTGGTGGATCTCCGGCACTGTCCACGGACAAAAAGTTCGCGAAACTACTGGCAGCAACGACAAAGAAGTCGCGGAGGCGATCCGCATAAAAAAAGAGGCTGGCCTCGTTAGCGATGCCGTTTACGGGCCGAAGGCTACGCGCGACTTCTCCGATGCCGTTTCCTCATATGACGATGCCGGCGGAGACTTGCGGTTTTTGGGAACGCCAACAACCGGTCTGCTTGGACACTTCTACAGCCGCAAGCTCAAGGATATCCAGCAGAACGACCTGGATGAGGCGGCGCGCAAGCTATATCCGAATGCCCAACCTGAGACGCGAAATCGGCAGGTCTACACTCCTTTTATTGCTGTGTGGAATCATGCCGTCCTTAACGGGTGGGCGGATCTCCGTAAGTGGTCACGACCAAAGAAGCCCAAAGGAACCAACGTAATGCGCATTAAAAAGCGCCGCGCGGGCACGTTCCCTGTTGAGTACGGTCACGCCGCAACGTTCATCGCCGCGATGTCGCCGGGGCCGGCTATGCTCATGACGACGCTATTCTACACCGGTATGCGTCCAATAGAACTCTTTGCGCTCGAGTCCGGCGAAGTGAATGTCTCTGGTCGATGGATCACGCTCACGCATACGAAGACGGGCGAACCACGCGGCATTCCGATCCATGAGTTCCTGGTGCCGATCTTTGAATCTCTTCTCAAGCGCAACGCGCTGGCAGTAGACCAGCGCCTGTTTCGAACGCCTCGCGGTGAGCCGTACGAGGTCATCATGACTGATGAGGAAGGCAAAGGCGGCGGCGGGCTGAAGTCGGCAATCAATGGCGCTCGCCGTCGATCTGGCATCAAAGACATCGCGCCGTATACCGGCCGGCACTCCTGCTCTACGGGCCTCGTTGTCGCCGGAGTGCATCCGCATATCAAAGACCAGATCCTTGGCCATTCCGCGGATGACATGAGCCGCCACTACACCAACGTGCCGCAGGCACCGTTGATCGAGGCTATCAACAAATTGCCGGTTCTGGACGCGTGGCGGGCGTTGCCCTGGTTGGAAGATCCACTGGCGTGGTCTGGAAGGCTCGCCGAGGGTACTGGCAAGAGGACTGATTTGGAGAGGAGGAAAGGCGCATGAGCAACCACACGCACGAGCGTAGATCCAAAATACTGACCATGCGTGCCGATGGAAAAACCTATCGCGCGATAGCTGATGAGATTGGCCTATCTGTTACCCGCATCAGGCGGATAATCTTATTCGACGATCCAACTAAACTCTCTCCTTCCAAGATACGGAGGATGGGACTAAAAATTGGCCAACAATAACCCCGCTTCTGCGGGGTTTTCTTTGCAAATTTGCAAGTTTTGCACATCTCGTGTACAAGTTTATTTTCACAAACGCTGCACATCCCACAAATAAAGGAAAGTACAACTTAAGACTAAACCCTTGGTAAGGGAGAGGCCGAGAGTTCAAATCTCTCTAGCAGCACCAGTTTTCTTTAATAAAAACAACGTCTTACGGAAATAGCGCTCTACGTGGCCCTACGTTGCTGTGCGGAACAAAGCGCGAAAATGTACGTGAAAACACTCGGTTTCGTACAAAATCTGTACAGGTCGGTGCATGCTTCGTTCTCATCTCATCACCGCCATCATCCGTTTGAATCCTAATCATATCAGATGCAAACCGCACACATTTGTCACATCTAAAGCACACCGGACGGATGCTGGTATCATCAGCTGCAATTCATGTTGATGAGCCGATCATTTTAGATATTAATCAACTCGGGCTTGATAACCCTGTCTTCGTCTAGGTTGCGCAAGAGCGTGAACCGAATGTGCGCAGCTTAGCGGCTAGCGCAGTCGCCTTGGCCATTTGTTTGGCCGGGAGCGGGTGTGCTATGTCCAGGCTCCGGCTAAAAGCCCCGGCACGTCGACGAGGCGTGTTATCAACTCCCGGCTAACAGCCGAACGTTGAGGATTGGGGGAAGTTGGAATGGCAGAGGCGGCAGAACAACAGGTAGCCGGCAGACACAGATGCCATTGGGTTGCCTGGAGATTTTCTATAGGACAGGGTGTTGATTATCACGGCGATCGGGCAATCGTCATGAATCGCCACTGTACGATCATGGGCAAGCAGATTTTCAAGATCTGGCTCGTCGACAGGATTGGTGAGAGAGCAAACCGATATGTGCTTGCGAGTTCGCTGGCGTAGGTAGAAGACCGGAAGTCGGCGCCGACTTCATTATTATCGACACATGCGACGGACTACCCCTGTGCCGTCATCAATGGAAGCGGAAATGGCGCGCATGCTTTCCGTATCAATAAATGATATGAACGGCGCAGATGCGGTCGCTTCGCCTGGTATAGTTTCGACGGTTAACCATCCACAGAGCATCGCCTGATGGTCCTGAGGATGGGTAGCCATCCGAAGGTTGCTAAATTTCACGCTATCCGGAATACCAAGTTTTTCCACCATCAACTCTTTGACGGCCATCAGGTAGTCGCGGGCATTGGCAGTATGTCCGCTCCACGCAGGTAAAACGAGTAGTGCCGACAATCCCAAAACGGCAATAGATCCAAACTTATTCACGAAACGCTCCATAATTGAAAAACGCTTCTATATTATACAACCTTTGAATAATAAAAAGGGGCGGAATTTCCGCCCCTTTTTGCTCAGGCTACCCGCCTAAGTGCGTCGTCGACCATGCTGTACAACTCGTCGATTGATCCCTGGTTGACAAGGATGGAATCCATGTCTTCGCAGCCTCGTTCCGATTGGTGATTGCCGGCAATACCGCCCCGCCCGGCAAGAAGATAGATGTTTCCGCCAAACTTCCTGATTGCCGCAGCTTCATTGGGAAAGCGGCAGTCATCAACGACGACCTTGTCGCCAGAGGCCAAGACAGCTTCGACACGCCGGCGCCATAGGCTGATCCACAGATCCTCACCGATGCATCCCCGGCCCCACTCCGTTCCGAGCGTCTGCATAGCGTGCCGCGGTGTCTTGCCAAGCAACGTCGAGCTCGGCTGCTCCTTGAGACCGCCCTCAATCTCTTCTTCTGTAAGGCCGATCGCGCGCATCATGTCTTTGAGTGGCGCGGCGAACTTGACCAACTTGTAGCCGCGCCGCTCGACGAGATGGCGAGTCGCAGTAGACTTGCCAGCGCCAGCGGGACCGGTGAAAGCGACTACGGGCGGTAGATTGTCGTTTGCTGCCGGCATGTGTTGAAACTTGCCGAGAACGCCATCCGCACCGCGGTCAGTTGCCTCCGCCTTTCCGATCGCAGCGCCAAGTGCCGCTACTTGGTTATCATTGGCTGGTTTCGCAGGCGACAGACACGGAATGCCGATGAGATCACCATCAACGGTCCACGGAGACCAGTTGTCCGAATTGGGTGTCATACCTTCTCCTCTTCCTTCACAGGCGCCCTACGGCGCGGTTCTTCGATCGACGGCGCCAACGGCTGGCCCGGCACGAGCAACGCACGCAGCGAACCAAGACGGTCGGCTACGAGCGGTCGAAAGCGCGTGGCGCGGAATGGCATTTCATCCGCACCATAGCCGCCAGGATCTGCGCCGCGCGTTACCTCGGCAAGCCGCACGCCGATGAACTCGCCGTCAATGTAGTGCGCGTATGGCCCTACCCACGAAAGCGTGTAGATCTCGCCTTCACGGATTCCTTGGTCGATGCTGACGTGCGGGAATTTTGCATCGACACAGACGACTTTTTGCCCAACGTAGAATTGGTTCATGCCGCCCTCCTCGACTGCTCCGTGTCGCGCGCTAGGGCTTCAAACGTCCACAGGAATTCTTGCTCGGCGTCCTGCGGCGACCAGCAACCAATCTTGACGCCGAGCGGCTTATTGTGCTTCGCGTGCCAGGGCATAGGCCGCATGTTGACGAGCTCGTCGCCAATGATGCGCGTATCGGCCTCATGGACAATATCGGGGATCTCGGCCGTCAGGCCGAACCGCTGCGATATTGCCAGCCAGTTCCGCTGCTCGATCTCCTTGTAGTTCGCCAGCCACGGCTTGAGCGGTCGCGGCACATCAACGCAATACGTCTCCGGTGCGTCGTGCAGCAGACCGTAGAACGCCGTCAGCGGCCCGTACTTGGCACGTAGCCAGCGCGCTATAAGAACGCTGTGTTCGGCGACGCTGTAATGCAGGATGCAATGGCCGGCGTAGCGGCACTGCAGGCTGAGAGAATGCGCGATGTCCTCGATGAAAACTTCTTCCGGCCGAGGATCGCACGGCCAGTATTTGCGTCCGGTGTAAGTGGCCATGAAGTCGCCTTCGCGGCGATCGAGGCCGATATAGCGCCCAACGGCAAACCCGGCTGACTGCCCGCTCTCATCGGGTGGCATGTTGTCGTTGGCAGCGACCATCGTGCGCTGTGCGCCAAATGTCGTGGGTGGATCGTTATACTGTTTCTGCGAAAACGGTATAACTCCGTCTTCGTCTGGGATTCTTCCGCCATAAAGGGTCATACCGCCACCTGCGCAGCGCCAAGAGCGGCAAGCACCTCTTCGCCAGATGTGCAAATATGATTCGCCATCAGGGCCATCAGTTCCGGCTCTTCGCCATCGTGTGTCCAGATAATCAATCGCTTGCCTCGGCCGGCAAACCATCCGCCCTCAAGATGGGCTGACCGACCACACGGCAGAAGAAGGACACAAGTGTCAGCCCATTCCATGCCGCGAAAATCGTTCATATAGCCGCGCGCTGCGATCGGGTGCGTGGTCAGAAGGTCGCGATATTCCGCTGCTTTCCATCCGAGCCAGTCAGGGTCAATTTCAGACCACGCAAACCCGGGCACACCATTTGGTGGATTGCGGAAGTCGTAGACCTCGTGGCCAGCCGCACGGAGCATGATGACGGCGTCTGGCTGGTATTTGTTGCGCCAACTAGACGCAAGGTAAATTCTGCTCATGTCTTCTCCTCTTCGTGGTAGCCGCCGCCGGCTGGTGACCGGAGGCTGGGTGGTGATTATGGTTATCTCGGCTCGATCATGCCGCCCTCTTCTGCTCAGCCGGTGTGTTGTCATTTTCGGCCCGCATCTTGGATGCGCCCATAACTCGAGCTGCAGACAGTGTGACGCGACCGTCCTCACCGAATTCCTTGTGGTACGTGATCACCTTGGCAGATCGACCAGAAAGCCAGTTCGATCCGTAGGCATCTGGCGCAGCCAGCGTTTCGTGCTGCTCCACCTTCATGAGGTCGGTTGTTTTCAGTTCATCTGAGTGTTTATGGCCGGTGTGGGCATAACTCAGGCTGGTGCGACCATAGATCTTGCGGAATTTGCCGACGAGGATGGAATCGACGTTCTTGGTTCCGCGCCTGTGCCCATGGTGGTAAAATAGCGAGACGTCGCCATGCTCGATGACGGAGTATGTGCTTGGATTGGTATCGACTTTAACGCGCGGCTCCTCTTCATAGAATGCCGCCAACATCTCGCGTAGCCACACCTCGCCGGCCGGGTCATGGTTGGCGTCGCACATGATCACGTCAAGATGCTCATGCTTCTCAAGCAACATGCGGATGACTGTGCGCACAATGCGGATAGCCGCCCGAACCATCTTAGGGTAACGGGAATCGCTGTCCAGAAGGTGGCCGTGCTCCGGCGTTATGCTCTTGAACGAATCATAGTGAAGGAAGTCGCCGAGCTGCGCAAAGACGGCACGTTTGGCGGCCGGTGACTGCGCAATGGCCGCAGCGAACCAATCGATAATCAACTGCTCACCGATGCGCAGGTCATAGTCACCGGCGCCCGTCTCTTCGTTCCACGCCAGCGCCCCGAGATGGTGGTCTGTGATAGTGTACTGGTTAAGCAGGGCATCGACGGTATGCAATGGAGCTGCGACAGGAGATGCGCGCGGCAGGTCATCTTTGAAGGCCTGAATAGCAGCCTGCAACGCCGCTTGCTGCGCCACCTTGTCGGGCTCGACGCGAAGCCAGTCCTGAATGATCCGGCCGTCCGCGTCCCGGTTGACAGTAATCTTGCCGGTGACATGCGTCGGAGGAATCTCAAAGACAGGACCGGGGGCCTTCACTTGCTTTACGTACTTGCCGCCTATTTTTTCCGACACGCTTGCCATGACATAACCAGGCAGCGTCTCCGCCGGACCAAGCATCCCGCGCTCGGCAGCTCTCTTCAGCCTCGTGCAGAATGTCTGTCTCGGAATGCCGAGCAGCACTGCCGCCGCCGTCTTCTCTCCAAGCGCGATGAATGCGTCAGCGGCTTCCTTGGCGAGTTCGTCTGAAAGTAGTGGTGTTGGCATTCCGCCTCCTAGTTAAGTCGCATCGGATACAAAGAATGATGCGACGTTGTTGTAAACTTACAAATTTGTCAAGAAACGCATCCGGCACTTGACTGAGAACAAAAAAGGAACAAATATTCCGTCAGTGAGGTGCGTTATGTGGAAGCTTTGGGAATCGATCATCCCTGGCAGCAAGCCGAGATACAGATGGCGGCACAGCTGGATTGAGAAGCCAGGAACGGATTTCGTCGGTTTCGACGGCGATAGACAGATCGGTCGTATTTTCCAAATCGACGAAGCGTGGACCAAGGAAAAATGGTTTTGGATCGTTCACACTGAAGGCGAATGCAAAATGAATTGGCCAACTGCAGGTTACGAGATCGACGTCACGTATGCCGCTTGCCGCGTCGAAATGGTCTATGAGAATATTCGCAGAGGTGAGAGACGCTCAGTGCAAGATTGAGCACGAACGAAAAAAAGCCCCTACCCGGTAAAGGATAGGGGCTTTTGTTAGCTCGATCGCGTCGAGCGCTGAGGCTTGTTCTGATTCTCGACTACGCGATCGACGCGAAGGGTCATGTTGTCAATGGCTGTTTTCAGACCGCCAATGCCACCCATGATCTGCTCGGTCGTTTCGCGGAGTCCCTCTTTGGTGATGTACTTCTCTGCGGTGTGGAGCTTGTGCTCAGCCAGATCATCGCGGAGCGCAGTTGTCTCGGTTTTCACCTTCTCGACCTTGGCGTCGATCTTCCACCAGATGGCCCAGCCGCTGCCGGCAACCGTGAGGAAGAACAACACCACTTTCATGATGTCCTCCGCCGTCATTTCTTAGCTGCCAGTCCGCGGTCTCGCTCCGCATAAAAATCACGAAGCGCGGCCTTGCTGCGCCGGCAATCGATAAGCGCCTTGCGGTCTTTGATCCAAAGGCTTTCGGTCTGGCTTTGGGCCAGTGCGGCCGAACCGACGTCGACGGGCTGCGCGCAATCTTTGGTGAGCGCGGAGTCCGGGGCGGCTAGCGAAGGCGGCGGCGGCGGACTAACGTATTTTGTTGATGCGGAGCACGCTGGAAGCGCCAAGAGCAGCGCGGCCAGCGTCAGGATCTTGGCTAGCTTCACGCTGCAATTCCTCGATTTGGGTTTGAAGGGTGTTGTTGTCGGCCTGCATCTGCGCGATGCTTCGCGCTTCCGCAGCCTTGGCGGCGTCGTTAACCGCGCTCTGACGCTCGATCTCGTCGGCGCGCGCCGTGGCGGCGTCCGCCTTCATGGTGGCAATGGTGGCTGTGTAGGCCGTGGCGGCCCGCTGATAGCCGCGGTGGTCGGCGAATAGATAGACGCCGGCAAGCGCCAAGATGGCCACGAGGGCGCCGGTTATCCAGCGCCCTGTGCTTGTGCTGAGAAAAGCGATCATGTCGACGGACTTACGTTTTCGGGGCCGCCAGTCTGCTTGGCCTTGTTCTTGTCGTCAGCGATCGAGCCGAAGACGTAGGAGGCAAAGATCAGCCCGATGAGACCGTTGAGGTTGATGAAGGCGGTGTCGAGCAGCGGATTGGTCTGGACATGGAACATTGCCCAGCCGGTAATCGCGCTCATGGCAACGCCGGACCAAATCAAAGCGATGAAGATGATACGGCGCCGAGCCGCCCAATCTCCCGACGCCTTATGGTCCATGAAGAATTTGGAAATCATTCCTGGCTCTGCCATTACGACGCCCCTTCGATCGCTGAGAGGAACTTCTTGGCGTAGCCGGCGATATCGGCTGCCCGGTCAGAGCCATTGATGATCCCGCGCGCGCCGACCCAATTGGTTGTCGTGGCGCTGAAAAAGTCAGACAGCTTCTTGCCGGTGAAGCGACCGTTGGTCATGCCATCGAACAGGATCTCGACGGCCTTGATGGGGTCGAGCGCTTTATCTGGATCGTCGGCGATGCCGTATTTAGCGTAGTTGTCATGGCCGGTGATCTGCACCAGGCCACGCCCGCGATAGCGCCAGCCGTCACCACTGGCCTCGTTGCCGTTACCCATGCGGTTCGCATAAGCCCGGTTCGCGATGCGCTGCGGCTGACGGGCATAGGATGCTGCCTGCGTGCCCGTGAAATACTTCGGGAAGGTAGCGCGCAGCCCGGCGGCCGAATAGTTCAGGTTTTCCGATATGGCGCACATGGTGTTGTCCGCCTCGTGAAAAACGGTGGCGAGCATATAGGCGAGCCAGCGGCTATCAAAGGGCTTGGCCTCCCATTCCGTCAGAATGGCTTCCATGCCATTGACCTGGTTTGTCGACAGCCGCCCGCTAAACAGCGACGTGCGCACCGCGTCGAAGAATTTCGCGTGGTCCATTGTAGGCTCCAATAGAAAAGGCGCCCCGGAGGACGCCTATAGTTGAATGAAATTTGCGCTAGTGGAGGTCTGCGACCTTCGGCAGCACTACCGGCTTGCCGTTCTCATCGAAAATTGTGTAGCCATCGGCGAGCCAGAGAAGTGCGCCATAGACAAGCTTCGCCCATGCCCTTGGATAGCCGTTGGAAACGGTGATTTTGCCGTCCATGGCGATCTGCGCCTGCACAGATCCATTCCCATCGATCTCTGCTGCATACCTGTTTCTGGTGTGCATTTTGCAATTGATATCATCTAAGAATAGGAATGCCGAACCGGCCTGACTGCTGGCATAAGCAACTTCTATCGCGATGCTCGAATGTGTATACGACAACATTCCCCCATCATCTGAGCATTTCATTGGAGACAGATCAATAATCGTCTCGCTGCGCGCTGGAGCGAGGCTGACGAGGGTTGCTATGCCCATGATCGCGGTGAAGAGGCGTACTCGTCTCATAGCGACTCCAATGGGAAAGGTGCCCGAAGCTTCAGAAATATTTCCATGTTCCTGAACCATCGCAGAAAACAGGAGCTACCGTTGTTCCCGTCGTAGCCACCGCGCCAAGAAATGTCGGCGATGTGCCGTTGGTGACAAATGTCATCATCCCTTGATTGCCAGAAGTACATCCCGGCAAACTGGCTATTACATAACCTATAGGCTGCACTGGCGCTGCTGGTTTAAAGGCGGTTGTACTAAGTGTTGCAAGAGTAGTAGCGCCAGATTGCAATGAAATAATACCGGCATTACCAGAGGAAATTATCAAATCGCCGCCTGGATCGGTCTGCATTGACGCTACGTTGGACGCTCCACCGCTATCCCTGGAATTGAATAGGATCGATTGTGATCCGACACTATTTCCAGTTCCCGTAGTGCCAACGGTAAATGCGGTATTGGTTGATCCATCCTCGGTACGAATGGCAGACGCCCATTTTAAATGCGGGGATTGAGTAACGCCGAGACTATCAATATCGATCGCATAATTTACACCCGATGATGGAGCGACTTCGCTTCCTCCGACAATATAAATACCGCGCAATGGCGTGTTCGGAGCAACGCCTGCATTTTTCAGGATATTTACATTAATTTCAACGCCATAAAGAACGTTATTGGTATAACCGGTATTGGTAGCGCATGCGGCGGCAATGGGACAATTTTGTACAACAAAATTGCCACCCCATGCAGAGACGCCATTTGCCGCTGGTCCGCCAAACCCGAATGTTCCAACGGCACCCTGAGTTGTACTAGATGACATGCCGTATCCAGCCAAGCCAAAACCAGCATTCCCGGCTGCCGATGTAGCGGGAATATTAATAGACCCGACGAAAGCTGCGGGAATACCTGTGGCATTCCCGCCAAATTCATAAGCTGTAGGAAATCCGCCAACGTCGAATTTATTCGCATCGAAAATAGTCGAATAGGTTGCCCATGCTGGACCGTTGGCAGTCCCAAATGCACCAGAGATAAAGGACCAGGGGCCCGTAGCAATACCCGAAGCTGCATTCATCGTACCCGTCACCGTCGGCGAACCGGTAATAGTTGGGCTTGTAAGCGTCTTGTTTGTCAGCGTCTGGGTGTCGGTTGTGCCGACGAACGCACCGCTCGGAATCTCTTTGCCGTTGATCGTCTTGAAACTGGGGTTACCAACTCCGTCCGCAGCAGCCGGCGACAGGGGCGCCAGCAGCAAGGCAGCGGCGACCAAATACCTGAGAAATCTCATGGAAAAATCCTATTCTTCTTCGCCAAACATGACGACGCCGCCATTCAGAAAGAATCTCGGATATCCGGATGGGCCGGGCGTCGTCGGAAAGAGCGCTCCGATAGCGTCCAGCGCCTCAAGGAGCGGTGCCCCTGGCTGCACGGCGGTATCGGCCTTGCTGCCCTGGACCGCGGATGCGAGGCCAAGCGAGATCAGCGCCGCCAGCAGAGGTGTCCCATCGATATCTGGTGACAGGAAGTAATCGATGAGCTTCTTTGTATTTAGCTCGTCCGCCATCACTCATCGCTCCTTATGACAGCACAGAGGATGGCCAACCAGCCGCATCGATCTCGGCGATCGTGGTGATGGTCCCGGCCGCTATCGCAGCCGTCACGGATCCCTCAACGCCGAAACAGGCGCTGATGAAGGTCATGACGGCGGTCGCCATCGCGATCGCGTCAGCCTGCCCCATGGTGACGAAGGTTCCGTCGGAGCATTTCCAGTCGGTCGAGAAGGATGAGCCGATGATGTTTGCCGCCAGGGCGACATTGCCGATCTTGCTCTGGCTATCGCGGTCGGTCGAGATCGGGTGGCCACCGTAGGTAAAGCCACCGGTCTCGAGGGAATAACGTTTGGTCGCTGTATAAGCGGTCAGATCTGCCACGGATGGAATGCTGACTGCGGGAGGGGCAAAGTTTCCCTTGGAATAAGTCCACCCCTGACCAACATCATTTGCGCAGGGATAGCAATCTGCGGCCAGAGACGCTGGCAATGCCTGCGCAGGCGTTACGCCATCCGGAAATTGGATGATTTCGAATACCGTCCCATTGATGACGCGTGCGAAATTATTCATCGGTCAGTTCCCTAATATTCGACAATGACAAGGCCGCCTGCGCCGGCCGCACCGTTCGCCTGGTTACCGCTGCCAGATGCGCCGCCGCCGGGGAATATGCCGGTAACGCCCATTGAGCTTGACCCAGAGGAAAGTCCGACATGCGCGGCCATTCCACCGAACGATGCACCACCCTTGCCAATAACGACATTGTTTGTGCCTGCAGCCAGATAGGCTGCATCTGAAGTGCAGCCCGAGACCTGTAGATCGCCACCAGATCCCGCCCCGCCTACGGCGACAACGTTCGAAACCACGACGGCATTTGCCGCGATTCCGCCTGCACCGCCCGTGGCTGAGAGCAAGGCTCCGAAGGACGATGTCCCGCCGTTGCCGCCTGCGGTAGGCGTGGAAGAGGCAACGCCAGCAGCGCCACCAGCACCGATCGTAACCGCGACACCAACACCAGGCGTTACGGCGACAATGCCTTGAGCAAAACCACCGCCGCCTCCGCCTTGCGAGCCGGACCCGCTAGCGAATGTGCCGCCACTGCCGCCGCCAGCACCCCAGACAGAGACTTTGGCCTTGGTGACGCCAGTAGGAGGCGTGAAGGTTCCGGAAGCCGTAAAAATCTGCCTCTTGCTGAAGCCTGACTTTGGCGACGTCAAAAGCTTAAAGTTTGTGCCGTCATAGCCCAGAGCTACCAAGCCATTCAGATCACCAGGATCGAGAGGGAGGCTGCCGTTTTTCACGATGCTTTTATTGCCGATACCGTCGACATTGAGCGTCGCTGCATCGGTATTCAAGGTCGCAGCCTCAATCAGAAAGCTCATGCCGGCTTCGAGCGCCGTTACGGCGGGCGTGAAGCTTGCCGTCAGCTCATTCGCCGTACCGCCCGCAACGGCAAAGTTGAGCTGACCGGATTGGACCGCCTTCGCTACCTGAGACAAATCGCTATTGCTTGGAGTGAGGCCGGCCGCCTGGATGAGCGCAATAAGTTCGCGCTGCGGATATTCGACAGCGCCGGCCGGTATGATAGATCCTTGAATCCCCGACGATGGGTTGCCGTTAACGTAGGGCGCATTCGGATTGGATGTCTGATCGTATGGTTGACTGTACTGCATAAAAAGGTGCCCAATAAAAAAAGGCCCCACAAGAAGGGCCTTTAGTTGGAAGAAGGGGTGAGTGCGGCTGTCCAGCCAAAACGGCGAAGCCTTACAGTCCGGTCAGATAGACGCCGTTGCTGTCGGTCAGGAAAGTGCCTGAACTGTCAGTGAGGAATGAAGCTGCCAGAAGAGAGTAGTCGAATGAAACTTCGGTCTGCGCCGGTTTCCATCGGCGAATAACGCACTCAAGGTCTGTGGCGAGCGCAATGGTCACCATGTGATCAACGCCAACCTCGCCGCCCCCTGCGCCGGTCCTGAACCACGTCTCGCGATTGTTCGTGAGCTTGACTGTCCACTGATACCGAATGCTCGGATAGCCGATCACCCATCGATAATCGTTCGAATATATATCGGTGCGTGTGTCGCCGCAGCGGCTCATCCCGGCCATGTAGGGGGAATATTCCTGAATCATCACAGTATATCCCAGACCCTGAGCTACGCTCACGAAGTATGGGATCGACTGACCGCCTTCGGAGGTCATCTTCTGAACAAGGGCCTTTCGCCTGTCGGCGATCGTCACCGCTTCAGCTATACAGGGGTCAGGAAGCCCCCATGCCGTCTCCCATGAATCAAGCATTTCTGACGTGACGCGCGGATCGCTTTCGATCTCGAGCAGATCGGCCGCCCTGCCATCGACATAGGACCAGTTGCTGGCAAGACCGTTCAACACCTTCATCAGGAGGGCATCGGCCTCACGCGGCCAGGCCGGCCCCGTGGGCAGGTTATCTGCCATTGCCTGCTGATAGTCAGATTGGGTCCGCCTAACGTGCGTGTCAGCCATAGGTTATGGTCCCCAGCACTGCCATTGAGCCCTTATCTGGCATGACCTGATCGGCCATGGTCAGGGTAAAACTGTCCACGCCAGAGGCGCCTAGGATCGCATCTGATACCCACGCTGCGTAGATCGTCTGGGCCGGCTGAGCAACGCCATTAGACGAATAGGCCGGTTTCGCACGATCAACCAACAGGGCTATGACGGCGTTTGCGATCGCTGCGCGCGTCGACGCGTCGTCTTCCACGAGATTCGTAATCGTGAAAGCAATGGGGTGGAGCGTCGGCGCGACAACGAACAGATCCTTGGTGGAGACCGGCCGCACCGTATCCAGATATGCCTTGACGGTCGCAATGTCGTCGCTGGTCGGTAGGCCGTTGTTCGAAGAGCGCAGGTCGTCCATCATGAAGCGTACCGTCACCGTGCCGTCGCCCATCTCGAGCGGCGAGCACCATGCGCGGGTAACGCCAGGAACCTCGAGCGTCCACGCGACGTAGTCATCAGCATCGCCGCCCTGTGGTGGCTTTTGGATTCGATCGAGTACGCGGTTTCTCAGCGAAACATCGCTTTCCGCGTCCGCGCCGCCGGCTAGCGAAACGACAATCGCCGTGCCATCAACGCCTGACAGCGCCGTCGTGATCGACAAAGACGTACCAACATCGAGGTTGCCATTGGCCCCTGCGGTCTGTGCCTCAATATTGCCGGGCGTGTCACCGGAGCCGAGCGTAACGTCTGCGGTTGTTTGAAACGTGACCGCGCCATTGCTGAGCTCTGTTCCTGCGGCTATCACAGTTCCGGCCGTGCCGGTAAAAGTCGCCGTACCGCTGGAATATGTCGCCTGCTTGCGTCCATTCTTCAGCCAGATCGCCGCATGGCGATCCAGCCACTCTTCTTCAGCTGTATCCGGCATCAGCTGCTTTGAAAGCCAATCCAGAAACTGCAGCGTCAGATGCGCCATGGCGCTGTTGCCGTCCGTCATGATTCGGAGCGGACTATTCGGGACGATCGAGCCAAGTTTTGTGGCGGAAATCATCTGGTCGCGACCGCGCTTTCGCAGCGTCGCTAGATCAGGGGTAGACCAAGTCAAGATATGTCATCCCATAAATCTTGAAATTGCAAAGAGATTAGGGAATTGTTTCCCCGATACAGCACGATAGAAGCGGATATGCTCGTTTCGTTATAGCGCTGTACATCTACTTCCAATTTTGTTGCTATTTTTTTATCTAGAAATGGCTGAAGACATTCAATCAGGTAAGTCTTAGCTCGGGCGACGGTCGCGCCGTACTTATAATTCTCGTCGGTAATCTTTGCGCGGTTCAACAGCCATAGGCGCGTACCGACTTGCCAGCCGCCCCAGATCTCGTCGGCATCGGTATCGCCCCACCATCCTCGAAGGTCAGTGTCGCCATCTACCGGGAGTTCATCGTCAGCGTTGGCGCGCTTGTCGGTGCCAATCGCCATCAGAACGGCCGAGATTAGGTCGTGAGTGCTGTCGAGCGTATTCTGATCCGTGGTCAGCCAATCGAGCGTGATGGCCGCCGTACCCTGACCGGGCGCGATGCGAATGTTGCTCAAGCTGGCACTCCCGTATTGCTGCTGCCAGGAGTGACTCCGGTGTGGACGTGGTCAGAACCGATATCCTTGCCGTTGTGCGTGACCGCTCCGCCCTCGATCGCCACACCGGCCGGCGATATCGTCATGGTGACGCCGGCGGCAGTAATCGTGAGGGGATTTCCGGCAGTATTGATATTGATACCGTCGGCGGCCAGGTGCACCTCGGCGCCGTTGTAGTGGTAGAGCGTCACGTCGCCGGCGGGCCTGCCTTTGGGGCGGCTGCGGCGATCGCCAAACGCCAAAACGACAGGATGCGATCTGTTTCCGCCGACAAATCCGATGATCACTTCTGCGCTTCCATCGCTGCCGCTTGCGGCGGGAACGGCGGTAAGGCCATAGCTCTCAAAGTGCTCGACGTCCGAAAGGCTTTCGTCTTGCAGGCCGACAAGGTTGAGCGTTCGCAGTTTGCCGCCATCCTTGACGGACTTTATGCTTCCGCGTGCAATTGTCATGAATGTCTCGCGTTCGTTAAACCACGATCTGCCCCTTCGGCCCATCCGTCGTCGGTGGCGTCGGGGTGATGGGCGTCGATGTCGCCTTTTGAGCGTCGGTCTGCTCTGTGGGTGTGCTCTGCACATCGACAGGGGAGCCGATCCAGTTCTGAGCTAGAAGCGTGGTGCGCGTTCCCGCCTGATCCTGCGTGAAGGTCACTTCCGCGATTTTCAAATCTGAAGTCTTCAGCATCAGCATCGGGGAATCTATCGAGATTTGATCGAACACCTCTGGGAGATTGCCGGTGGAAAGAAGCCAACCCTGATAGACGATGCGCAATATGAGCGGTTGGCTCAATGACGTGAGCTGGAGGTATCCAGCCGCCTGCTTCAGGTCGTCGCCATCGGCGGGAATATCCGCCTGCGTTCGCTTGTATGTGGTGAAATTCGAACCCTTGGAATCAGCCTTACCGGAATACGCGCCGCGGTTCTGAGCCGGCGTGCTATTGTCAGTTCCGCGCTGCTGGCTGGTTACTTCCTGAGTCGTATCCGGCGCATTCTGCGCAAGACAGCTGGCGGAAAGGATATTACGGCCTTCGACGAACTCGGCAGTCGGCTTTTTGTCGGTATTGCCCCGCGCGACCATGTTGCCGTTTTTGTCGTCGTGAAGCCAGATGCCTCGGTACTTCGACAACCGAGAGAGAAGGCTGAAAGGGGTCTCGTCGAGCTCGATGTTTACGTATTTGAATGCCTTGTCCCACCCAGACGGCGGGTTGAGTGCCTTCAAGGCAACGCCGACCGGCGCCAGGACCTTGTTGGCAATGGCCTGAAAACTGTAATTTTTGAACTCGCCATCCTTGAGCGGGATGGACTGCCTGACGGCCTTGAGCACCTGCGATGCAAAGGTCACTCGCACCGAATGGTTGTTGGCGTCGTAAGCAACCTGGCGCTCGTGAATATGGCCGGATGCAAACAGCACTCCGGCAAGCTTCACCGTCGCGGAGTCACCTGGCTTGATCTGCAGCGCCCGCCCGACAGACCCGTTAGCACCGACCTTTTCCGTCACGCTCAGGGTGACCATACGAGCGAACGGATTGATGCTCGCGGTGGCCGTTACTGAGTCCCAATCACGGAAAACCTTCCCGTTGATCGTGACTTCGCAGGTTTCTTCAACTTTGGGCAAAATGGATCACTCCGTGAGCGCCCTGATGCTATCCGGCATGAACGCCGGATGAACGGGGCTATTTTCATTGATGATTTCGTCGGCGCGGCTTGCGTCGCCATACAGGACATTCGCCAGGGTCAGCGCCGTGCGCCGCTTGCCGAATGTGTAAGTCGCCAGCTTCGGAAGCTGGCTTGCGCGCTGCGACAGGTCGTAGGCAACCGCACCATGAAGCGCGAGGAATGCCTGATAGACGGAGGACTCGATATTGTCAGCGGCGAAATCTTCGATCGCCTCAAGGTCGTCGACCATGCGAGCGAGAATGGCCTCCGCCTCGCTGCGGCTGGTCAGAATGGCGTTCGATACCGCCCTGCTCTCTTCCGCGATGCACATTCTGAGCAGCATTTGCCGCATGGTGATGCCGGCAGAATAGCTAGGCGCGAGCGCCGATATGGTAGACCTGATCGCGTAAAACTGATCAGCCGTAATGCTGGCGGTCGTGGCCGCGGTGAAACACGCCAGCGCCGTCGAGCCGATAGATCCGGACAGCAGCAGCGACTTGGCATCCACTTTCAATGTGGTGCATGCTCGATCGAGTGCGGCGCCTTCTTCGGTTGTTCCGGACGTCAGCGCCGATAGGTTGGCCGCCGTGCTCTGCAAGATCGACACAGCTTCGTTCAATTCGGTGCGGGTCAAGCTGTGCCAACCCCTCTTAACTGAGTAACGCCATGCGTTGTGTTGGCCAGCGTCGTATCTGCGGCGGTTGCGGCAGCACTACCTGCGCTGTCAGCCGCGCTAGATGTTGCGTATTGCGTGTCTGCTGCTGCAGGCGTGTATGGGCTGGTTCCGGCCTCGACCAGCAGGATTTCGAACCGGGCCATGCCGCCCTCTTCACGCTGCTCCGAACGGCTGTAGCCGTCACAGGTAACGTTCATGATGCCCATGGTCGGATGGATCAGCGTACCGCCGCCCTCTGTATCGAGAGCAGCGGCAAGAAGTTCGCTATCTATGGTGTATGCGTCACCAATGACGTAAGCCGAAATGGAAAACTTGCGGGCGCGACGACCCATGTCTTCAGTATAAGGATCGTCGCGCTTGGGGTATTCATGCGTTACTGTCCGCCGGCCGCCCTGCTTTGAGCCGCCTTCCACATGGAACGGAACGCCACGAAACGACGCCGGAAGCAGCAATTGCCGCCAGAGGGGAGATGTCATCGTTTTTCCTTGGGTGACGGCGGTTTAGAGCGACACGGAATTGCCGCGGTTGATCTTGAGTCCCTGAAACAGCTCGCTGTCGCTCTGCTTGACGGTAACGGGATGGTCTTTGCTATGGACGTGAATATCCACCTTGCCGGTCGGCGGCGCACCGGGCGCAGTGCTGCCCTGAAGGCCAGCATTTGCCGCGGCCCTCGACGCCGATTTTCTCTCTGACTGCTGGTTTTCGAGCGCCTTGCGAAGTGCGTTGGCAATAGCCGCACGGCTATTGAACTGGCGCGGCCCCTGGTCTAATGGGCGCTCGTATTCCTTGATGGCCAAACGAAGAATCTCTTGGGCACTTCCGGCCTTCACGGCCTTGTCCCAGATGCCCGTTTTCTTCATTTCCCAGATCATGGCTTTGGTCTGGTCATCCATGCCGGCGCTTCTTACGTCAATGCCAGTGCCCTTGAGGATATCCCTCACGCGAGGCATATGCCATTGCGCACCACCGAACGCGGTCGGTCGGCCGTTTGCGTAGTCTCCCCGCTGCGCACTGCCGTAACCGGATTCGGCGCCCATAGTCGCGCCTGCCCAGGTGATGGCGTTCTCACGAGACATGCCAGCCGCCATCAGACGATCGACAATGGCCTTGGCGCGCTGAGCCTTGCTACCGGTCGGCATCGGTCCGGTTCCTGCTCCGCTTACATCGAAGCTTCCGCCCTTGCCACTACCGCCGAACACGGCCCTATTGCCGCCCCACGATGCGTTCTGTATGCCGTCGGCGCCACCCACTCCGGCGCCGGCACTGCTACCAAGATAGCCCTGCGTAAAGGCAATCATGCCGAGCTCGACGCCTTTTGCGAGGATCGCTATTGCGGCGCTGTCGCGTGCCGTAGAGGCGCCGACGAAGGCTTCCTGCATGCCTGGATGGTATGCGGTTGGATGGTAAAGCCCATTGCGCCCGCGGACCATCGAAGGATCTCGTGCAGAATTGTCGGTCTTTGGTGCTGTGCTCTGAATCGCCCTATCCAAAGGGCCGCCCTTTTCGATCGGGTTAAGGTTGGAGAGCCAACTCGGCAGCCAGGACGATGGATTCACCTTGTAATACTGGCCGTCTTTTGCGTCGCCCCTATTTTCAGTTGCGTTCGCCTTGGCAGTGCCGTTCGCCCAATCTACGATACTCTTGATATCGGCAAATAGATCCTGAAAGTTCTTGGCCGCGCCAGCCCAATCGACAGCTTCGATTGACGTAACGACGTCATGGAAGAACACTTTCACGTCGCCGGCATGTGCTCCAGCAAACTCCTTGAAGGCGTCTGCTGCGGCCGTAATATCCGGCGCCAACTCCCCGCCGACGGAGTTCTTCAAATTCTCAAATGTGGCGCTCAGATGTGAAATTGCATCCTGAAACGCCTCTGCCTTCTTCGTATCCTCTTCCGAAGGCACGTAGGTGTTTTTGCCCGCTGCAGCCATGCGCTTATCCAGCGAGGCCTTACCGTTCGCGCCGAATTCGGCAAATTCTTCAGTGCCGAAAAACAGCCCAGACAAGGTGCGGCGCGACTGCGCATCCTTTTGCATGGCAAGATAGTTAAGTTCTTTCTTGACTACCTCATCATTGGATTTTGTATTTGCCAAATCATCGGCGATGCCCCTGCCGCCACGAAGGCCAGCAATTGCGCCGTAACTGCCCTGGCGGAGCCGCATCGCATCTGCATTGCGGGCAGAGAATGAAAGGCCGCCGGCAATTGCGTCTGGATCGATCGCGAGGCCGTCCGATACCTGCTGCATCTTTTGCAGCGTGGTAACGGCAATGCCTGTCTCGTGAGAAAACTTCCTCATGCGGACGGCGTTGTCGGCGAACGACCTAACGGCCGTTCCAACGGCTGTCAGAGCGCCGGCGGCTGTGAAAGCACCGGCGCCGAGTGCGCCAAGCCCGAGGCCCGTCGTCAAACCACCTAGGCCGTTCGTGACCGCTTTGGTGACGCCCTCGGCCTCTTTGCGCAAGCTTTCCATCTGCTTGCCGACCTGCTTCATACCGTCAGGGACTTTCACGTCCTTCAGCCGGCTCACAAGGTCTTTCAGCGGCTTGGTAAATTTATCGAGGACAGTAGCCGGAAGTACCAAAGCCTCAGTCATCGCGGGTACGCTCCAGATATTTCAAGGTGTAGCTGTGCAATTCCGCCAACTCATGGTGAGGGCGAGCCAGAAAATCGAACGGGTTGACGTGAAATGTCATTGCCAGATCGATAGCCATGTTGACGGAATCGTCAGCTACACCGGCATGAAAAAACTTGTGAGATGCCACCCGAGGCTGATCAGATCCTTCGGCTTAAGCTTTGCCACCGCGCCGGGCGGCACGCTGGAAAGACGACTGATCATCGCCGCCATCCGCGCATCATCGATCAGGACGCGCGGTGGGTCGCTTATTGGGTCGAACTGAACCGGATTACCCACAGCGATAACATCGGCGCCGGTCGGCTCGCGAAGTACGAGCTCCTTCACCTTCTCACCGTGCGCCTCGATTTCGTAATCGAATGTGTAGGTGAACTTTCCGTCTTTCCATGCCGTCACTTGTTAGGTTCCTTCCGTGCAGGAAACGCCTTCGAAGCGAATCTTCACTTTGCCATCGACGGTCTCCATCGGTAGATCGCCGGCCTGCCACGCGTTTTTCAGCGTATAGGTGTGGCCGTTGGCAATCTCAGCCGTAACCGTCGCGCCCGTGATTCCCTTGACGTCGGCAATCTTCCAATCGTCCGTCAACGTGAAATCGCCTTCGATATACGGAACGACTGGCATTTCGGAGTAACCGTGCACGTAGTCCTGGCCGGCGATACCCGTCCTCGTTACCGAGGACGGCATAATCACCAGATTCCCGCGCAACGGGTATTGCGTTCCGTCAACCTTGACGTACGCGGTGCCTGCGGCTCTAAGCCCCATTTTTGTTATCCTTTAGGAAGCGCTGGAATATTGCAGCCGGAACTGTGCGAGCACGGCGAAGATGCGCAGACCGTTGATGATGTCCGGCGGATACAGGACGTCGACGCGGTCGGGGTTTGTGCTGTTGCGCTCAACCACGAGATTGGAAGCGAACGCGTCCAGATTCTCGACGAAGCCGTCATATTCCATGTCAGAATATTCCGACACGAGCTCTGCCTTGATGATCTTCGGAGTGATGATCGCCTGCCCGGTCGCGAAGACGGTACCGTCATTCGCCAGCTTGTGGCGCGGATACTTGCTCGTGATCGCGTTCTTCAGGCGCCGGAAGATCTCGGCCAGCGTGTAAAGCGTCGTTGCCAGCGCATAAGCGTTGTCCGACTGGCCATAGCTGTTCTTCTGGTACCGCATGGCCTCCCGCATGATGGCCGGGTAGCCGTTCGGATTGACCCTCTGAATAGCGATGCCCACCGAAACCAGATTATTCATCTGGGCAACGGTAAAGCGCTCTTCGGAAGGAGCCGGCAGAACGCCAGTCATTTCCAGCGTCTGAAGCGGCCGAGCCGGGTCGTTTGCCAGGCCTCTTATGGCAGCCGAGGTATATGCGGCTGTCCAGTCCCAAACTGGCGACGGCGAAGCAGGCTCGACAGCAAGAACGGTTTCAACCGCAGAATTGCCGGTCGGACCCCACGTCATGAGATTGCTGTACGTGTCGCGCCTGGCGCTCCAAATCGCACCATAGAGCTCGCGCATCCAGCCCCAACGGCCGGTATCGCCGAACCCATATTCGGTATCGAAAACAGCAAGAGTGCCGCTATCGGTGTAGGGCAGTCCCAAGAAATCGTACTGGGTTTCGCCGAGGGCGATGATAGCGTCATCGAAAGTCGGAACGCCGGCGCCGCTGGTTGCCGTGGTATGAACAAGCGTAATGCCTGCCGGAAGCGCCTGTGCGCCGTTCGAACCGAGATAGGTATCCGTGACGACGATGTCATTGCCCGTCGCGCCCTTCCATCGGCAAGTATACGTCACGACGCCAGCAACAGCAGCAGCAGTAGATGGAAGCGTCGTCGTGGCGGTGACAGCAGCAGCAATCGCAGTTGCGATCACGGACGCCGTGTCGCCGCTCTTGACGCCGACGCTGACAAGCTGGCCGGCCACGTAGAGCGAAATGATGCCGGATTCAGTTGCGGTTCCGGTAACGGTCGTCGTCTGGGTAGCTGCCACGCCGCCCGTAGGATCATCAACGGCCATGCAATAGAGCAGAGCCGAGGGATAGACCTTGAACAGACGATACACCATGCGCTCAAGCATGGAGCCTTCGCCGAAAAGCTTTTTCGCGACGGCAACCGAGCCGATGGCATAGACCTTGTTCGACAAGGCGTTCCCGCCGGCGAGCTTTTGACCGATGAAAATAGCGGGGTGGCTGGCGGTGCTGCCGGTGCCCGCCTGAGAGGAATCAACTTCCGCATAGAAGAGCGGAACGTTCCACGTCGAGGGAAAAGAATTGAAAGAAACAGACATTAGGAATTATCCGTTTTCGTGCTGATGCTCGACGCCTTGAGGATTGCCGGCGCACTCTTTGCGATGGCGCCATCCTTGATGAGGCGGAACGTGAATTGATCTGCGAGCCAGTCGGCTCCACCGTCAGGAAGACTGCCGGACACGGGATGGCTCAGCTTCGCGCCCGCTTCTGCGGGGACGACAAAAACCGTTTTGCTCATGTGGTGATGATCTTTTTGGTTAGGACGCCGGCAACGACCACGTCCTGTTGAACTGGTCCGCTGCGTCGTCGTTGTTCGGCTTTGCCGTAACGCTCAGGGTCGTGAAGTCGTCATTGATGACCGGGTTGTAAACCCAGCGGTAAAAGAACTGGAATTCCAGCTGCAGCTCAAGAAAGTAGGTCTCGCCTTCCTTCTCGAATATGCGTCGCCGGCGGATGCCGTTGATAGATTCGAAACGGAAGCTCTCGTCGGTTCCGAAACCCACGAACGTCGGATCTGTCAGCAGTGTGTTTTCGATCGCGTCGATGTCGGCATCTATGATGCCGTCTGTAACAGATGGATCATCAAAGCCGCGCGATACCGCAACAATTATCGTCGCTGTGACGCCGAACTTCGGAGGGCCTGCATTTGCGTCACCGTCCGGATCAAGGCGCTCATCAGCGATGAAGATCGATAGCGCCGGCAGATCGTCTACCGACAGCGTCGGTGTTCCCTGCTTGCGGATAGTCATATAGCCAGGGAGATTCGAGAGGCGACTGTATATCGCCTCCCTGATGGCCGTGGTGTGGCTGGTCATCGGATCTCTTTCAGCTTCAGCTCGGCGCCGCCCTGCCCATCTGGAAAGAGCGCATCAACCTTGTAGGCCTTGCCATTGAGCGTGATCTTGTCACCCTCACGAGGCGGGATAGAGAAGTCGCTCAACCGAATGCCAAGGGTGACATTCGTGGAAGCCATCTCTGAGCCATCAGCCAGCATAACCGTTGCGACGGAGCGATCGTAAATGCCCTCGGCAGTGTACGGCTGTGCGCTCGGTTGGGATTTAAGCGGCGTGACCAATACAGTCACGCCGAAAGCCGCCATGCATGGCGACAAAACCAGATTGTCAAAATCCATGGCGGCCCCGCCGCTTAGCTTGCGGTGCCGGTGTACAGGACTTCCGGACGCGTGCAGATGTACAGCGGGTAGCTGTAGATCTCGAACTTCGTCCAGGCGTTCCTGTCGCGATCTGGGATCGTCAGAGCGTACTGCTCCTGGCCGAAAGTGTTGATCCACGGATCGAATTCGGCCGGGCCGTAGGCAACCTGAAACAGGTCGCGCACGCCAACAGGGAAGAAGACTGCCGCATTGTCAGCAACCGCCACGGTCGACTTGTCGTCGGTGCCGCGATAGTTGTGGAAGTAGATGCCGCCGAAGTAGAAGGCATCGAATACCGACGCCTGCGTAGCGCGCAGACCTTCAGCTGCAAGCCAGTTCTTGTAGGTCAGATCGACCGAAGGATGCTTCACGAGAGCGTCGAAGAACGCATCGCCGACGAGCGCATGAACGGTCGTGCTGGTCGTAAAGCCGCCCTTGGAGGCGCGAGCCATACCGCGTGCGACCTTCTTGCAGAGATCGTTCACGTTGATCGTGTCGTCGGAGAACGCGAAGGCTACCGGCGTGTTCGGGGAAATTCCCCACTCGGCGAACCAGTCGATGAGAACGCTACCATCCGAATCCAGCCACTTGCCCTGAAGGGCGCCGAGGCGTGCAAATTCGGCGGTAAGGTCGAAGTCGTCCTTCAGGCGCGACAGGCGACGAGCGGCTTCAGCCTGAACCTGCATCAGCTCGGTTTCAGTGCCGAATTGGCGAATACCGCTCAGCTGCTCGGCGTAAAGCGTGAATGCCTTCGCCCAGCGCTTCGTGCTGTAATTGCGGATATCGCGCTTGTCGTCCTGAAGCTGCGTCGGCGGAGCGCCGATCTGCGACGTCGGAATCAGCTGCATGAAGCCGTCGCGCTTTTCGATTGCGATGCTTCGGGTATTGGTCGGAACTGGCTCGAAAATATTGAGCTCGTTCAGGAACTGCGGCTTGTAGGGGATTTTCTCAAGTGCAGTGGTCAGCGATACGGTGCTAAATGCATCGCTGTTAAAGATGTCCATGCTTGCCATTAGGTCAAATATTCCTTTAGCGGACGGAAATGCCGAGCGCGGCCAGTTGTGCGTTCTGGGTGGCGACCTCTGTCGGAGTGTCGATCGACGCGTCGCGCGTGAGGTGCTTGCCATTCACTTCGCAGGTGCGCGTGAATGCGGTCACCGGATGATCGGCGCTGGTGGCATCAACGCGGAAACCAACAATACCGGCGGCGATCTGTGAGCCGTCCGTGGCCGCGGGGACCGAGGGAATGTATTTGCCCGAGGCGGTGATCTTGCCGACGACGGTGCCGGGTAGGACAATGCCGGCGCCGGAGGCAATCGTGATGACATCACGCGAGATATAGCCCGGCGCTTCGGTAACCAGAAACTCGAGGCTCCATGGCTGCTGAGTAAAAACTGTCATGTCTGAAATTCCTTAACGCTTCAGCTTCGCGACGGCTGCATCCCAGCCCTTCGCAGCATCTTCGGCCTTGGTTCGAACGATGGCGCCGCGTGCATTGCTGGTGCGGCCTTCGTTCTCGGAGCGTGCCTTCAGAAGCTTTTGGCGGATATCCGCCAGCGGAACGGCCTTCGAAAGGAAGCCGGCCGTCATGTCTTCGCGACCCGCAAGAGCGCAGAGATCGGCGACGCGGCGGGCATAGGTCAGACCCTTGACTGCAGCGCGAGCCTTACGGCTTGTTGGCGTGTCGTCGTCTTCCTTGTCGTCACCATCATCAGCGGCGGCCTTCATGTCGTCATCCTCATCGGAATCGGCCTTCAGGTCGTCGTCGTCGTCTGCACTGATATCGTTGTCGTCGTCAGCGCGCGCCTTGCGTGCCTTGCGAGCCCTCTTGGCGTCGGACGGCTTGTCGTCGTTTTCGTCGCCGTCTTCGGCGTAGCCATCATCTTCGGCCTTGGCCAGGATGGCGGAGAGCGCATCAAGCTTTGCCGACAGAGCGGCAAGAGCCGCCTCGGTCTTGTTCATTTTTGGCGTCACAGCCATAGCGATTCCTTTATGCATGGCAGACTCAACTGCCGCGCGTAAACGTTGTGGAACGAGTTTGAGATTGATCGACGCTTGCGACGGGTCGATAACCTCGTCGCATAGGCCGAATTCAACGGCTTCTTTGGCGCTCAGAAGGCGGTTCTCTTTCATCAAAGCGAGAACGTCTTCTTGCGATTGCCCGGTTTTCTTGGCGTATGCCTCAACGTAGCGATCGGTCAGCCTTTGCAGGTCTTCAGAAGCAATCCTGAGTTCATCCGCCGTACCGCCCGCACCGCCGCTATACGGCTCATGGATCAACATGAAGCCGTTACTGGCGATCTCAACGCGGTCAGCAGCCATCGCGATAAGCGTGGCAGCGCTTGCCGCCAGGCCTTCGATGCGCGCCGTGATCTGCGCCGGGGACATTGCGAGGATCGTGAAGATTGCCTCGGCAGTGAACACGTCGCCGCCGGGCGAATTGATCCTGACAAGCACTTCGGCCGGGTTTCCGAGCGCCTTGAATTCAGCATCGAACCATTGAGCCGTGATACCTTCGCCGGTTTCGTCGGCGCCAATGCCGCTGAACAGGCATATCTCGGCAGGCGATGGCCCTAGAGCCATCACCTTCTTGTTTCGAGTCATCCGGCAGCCTCCCCTTCTAATTGTTCTTCATGGGATTCGGCTTGGTCGGGATCGGCGTCATCCGCCGGCGGCGTCTTGGACAAAGACTGTCCAAGCGGGCTGTCGGTCAGAAGGATTCCAAGATCACTGATGCGGTTTTGGTCGGCTGCAATGCGGCGATCGGTTTCCTCGGGGTCGAACCCAAGTTCTTCGATAACGTCACTGCGAGACTTGAACCCGTTATCAACCAGCAGCTTTTCCGCCTGGCCGTCCTTTAGGGGGTCGATCCAGTCGAAACGCGGCGGTATCCATTTGACCTTGAGGTACTTCCGACGATTTTGCAGAAGGTCGGGAATATCTGCTTCGCCGCTGATCACAGCATCCGTCAGCCATCGCGCCCAAACCGGGCGGCACATCTGAAATACCATGCAGCTATGTTGAAGCTGCGCGAGCCGGTTTCTGAATTCGACAAGGGACTGACGCGACGAGGAGTAATTCGCCTTGGCGTTATCACCAGTCGCAGACATATACGGAACGCCCATGCCGGACGAGGCAGCCAGCAAGTTTCTATACTGGAATGGCTCGTACGAGTTACCAGCCTCGGTAGGCTCGCTGAACTTGATCTCTTCTCCAGGTAGCAAGCTCTGGATAGTGCCAGGCTCCAATACCGGGAATGGCCCCGGCTCACTGTTCTGGACGAGGTCAGTGTCTTCATCAAACATGTCGGCTGGCGCGGCGCTCGTAATAAATCCCGCATACATTGCGGCGAGCTTTTTGCGCTCAAGCTCTGCGTCGTCATATTGGTCGACGGTGAATAGCTTGACGATCGACGGCGTGATCCACGGAACACCGCGCATCTGGCCAGGTCGAAGCGGCCTGTAGATGTGCAACACCTCGTCCGCGGGCACCCTGACATAGGTCAGAGGGTGGACTCGGTAATAGGGATCGCCCGGATAGACAGAATAGAACCAATAGGCAATACGGCGGTCGTTGCCATCAAGCTCAATGCCGTTGATGATCTGGTTGCCATCATCCGCCATGTGGTTCTTGTTGTAGGCAAGCATTTCGCTTTCCAGCAGCTGCAATTGCAGCGGCACGCCGGGCATGTTGTTGCTGCCGGATCGAAAGCGAATGAAGCATTCTCCGGCCTCAAACAGAGCTCGAGCGACGAGGGCCTGCAGGCCATAGAAATCGGTCTGCCCTGTAAAGTCTGCCTGATCCGTCCATTCCCGCCACAGCGCCTGCAGCTCGTCTTTGACAGCTGCGTCGCCGAGCAGCAGTGACGGCTTAATGCCTGTCCCTACGAGATTGGCGACAAAGGACTCTGCGGCCGACGCCACGTATGGGTTGTTCCGCAACAGATCGCGGGATCGCGCCCGCAATTGCTCTCCGTCTGCGGAGACGAGCTGTGTCATGCTGGCGCGGGTCGGCTGCCAAGTCGACAAGCGACGGCGCATTTGCGCGCCCTCGAAACCCATGCCGGTGTAATATGCCTTGGCCGACTTCGGCTTTCGGCCGAAGCCAAGCGACTTCAAAAGAGAAAATGCCAAAGTTTCACCCCTCAAAGGTTCTTGAAGGTGATGGGGCGGAACTGGCGCTTGATCTTCACGCCGTTCAGGTCGGCCTCGATCAGCGCCTTGAGTTCAAGCATTTGCTGCAGATCTCGATACTGCACCGATTTGCCCTGGTAGCTGACGCTCGTCGCGCCAGCCGCTATCGCGGCGCAAAGCGCCGTGTATTGGGCCTGTGTGTATGTGGACATCGAAGATCCTAGAGAAAGCTCGAACGGCTGATGCGCCGAACTGGGCCGCGCCTTGGCGGCGCTTGCGCTACTGGTCTTGCGGCTGGTACCGGCATGGGGAGTGTCGGCGCTGCAACAGGGACGTTGTCATTCGCCGGCTCGTTCGCCGGTGGCGTGTCATTGATCTGCGATTCAGGCTGAGGCTCAGCTTCCGCTGGTTGCTCGGCCTTCGGACGCCGCACGATATCAAGGCGGGTGCGCAGAGATTTCAGAGCAGCGTAGGCATAGACAAACGTGTCCAGCGCCTCGTTGCGCTTGCCGGCGCCGCAGACCCACACTCGGTACGGTCGCCCGTCCCGGTAGCGCGTGACGGCCTGCTCTGCGGTCAGCTGAAAGAAGTAATCAGCGTCGACAGCCTCAGCCTGCGGAAAATGAATGTACCCAGGCGCTGGCGCCGCAATGCGCAACCGGCCGTAGACCGCATCCTTTGCGGTATCGACGCCGACAAGAAACACATTCTCGTTGGTCTTGGTCTTTGAGGCGCGCGGCGGCCAAACAGGCTTTGCACCAGCCATACCCTTAATGGGCCAGACGCGACGCGCCTTGCGGCTCTTGCAGAACGCGAGAACCATTGCGGCGTGGTGGCCGCCGGTGTCGATGGCAACGGCATGAACGCGCAGAGAGCGACCGCTTTCCGTGGTCAACGGCGTCAGCAGATACTCGTCCAGGCGACGCCATGTGTCTTGCTGCGACGGATCGCCGGGTATCACAAGGTAGTCGGCAACCCATGCCTCTTCCCCTGCTCCCCAGCCGATAGTCTGAACCTCAAGGCGGTCGCCCTGAACGTCAACGCCGGCAGTCGCAACACGCACGTTGTCCGGAAGCATATCCCTGTCGTAGGTCTCGATGCGCGAAAGCAGCGGCCCTGCCGAAACAGTCTCGCCGCGTTCTTCCCACGTCTCGCCGAGGACAGTGTTCGTCCAGACCTTCAGAAGCTCGGGATGATCCTTCGCTTCAAGGAACTCGACGACGATATCTTCCAGCCGCACCCAGGGGGACAGAAGGCCGGGGATATGAAACCCAGCCGTTCCTTTGAATTCCGCTGTCGCGCGCCACTCGCCAAGTCGTATGGCGGCCCAGCGCTGCGTATCGCTCCAAAGCGATCCGCAATCCTCACAGACATAGTGCGCCGTTTCCGGCCTATGCCCCTCATGTTTGTTCCAATGAACCTGAGACCACTTGAGATACTGGCCTACACCACACTCTGGGCAGGGAACGAAATAGCGTCGCTGATCGCTGTTCTGAAACTCGCGATCGATAACGCTCGCTCCCTTGACAGTAGGCGTGGACCCGACAAGCGTCTTCCGGTTCCAGAACGTCAACTGACGCTTCTGCGCCAGCTTAAGTGGGTCGCCTTCGTCGCCGGCGGAGACCGGATAACGGTCAACCTCGTCGGCGAGCACAATGCGGATTGGTCGCGATGCAAGGCTTGCCGGAGAGTTGGCGCCAACGATCGTAACCTGGCCGCCCGGGAACGACTTGTGCAGCATGGTATTGCCGCTATCTCGCGACTTGCTGTCTGACACCTTGGCAGTCAATGCCGGCGTGTCACGAACCATGGGCGCCAATCGGTCCTTGGACCATGCCTGCGCCATATCGAGCGTCGGCTGCATGATAAGGACCGTGGAAGGGTCCTGATCGATATAGTAGCCGATGGTGTTGTTCAGGATCTCGGTGTAGCCGACCTGGCTGCCCTTCGAAATAACGACCTTCGTCACCTCTGGGTCGGCCATGGCATCCATGATACCGCGCTGGTATTCAGCGCGGGACGTTAGCCACCTTCCGGGCTCGGCCGACGCTTCCGGACTTAGGCGTCTTTCCTTGTCGGCCCACTCGCTTATCGTCAGTTCCGGCGGAGGAGTCAGCACCTTCCAGCAACTCTTCTGAATCGCCTGGTGGGCTGAACGTCCAGTCTCGGAGGCGTGTCCCTGCGAGTTCTTCAAGAGCGTTGTGGACTTCATTCTTCACCACGTCGCGAACAACGACTGTTGACGTCTCCCCCACCACCAGTGGTGCGACCTTCGATGGAATGGTCAGGATCTTTGCCCTGACGCGGGCGAATGCCGACGTGACGGCCGAAACCATTTCTGAGAGCGGAGCGAGCTCGCCGCGTGTCACGGCGTTCTGAAGCTCAAGCCTGTCCGCCGCCTCTTTGTCCTTGCGGGCGCGCTCTTGCTCGCCGTCGATCTTACCGGGCGGTACTGTCTGGGCGGCTTCTCGGCCGGCGGCGACTTCACGGATGTGGCGGATATATTCCAACCGCACCACATCGAGATCGTAAGAGCCGCGCGACGATTTGGTGATGATGCTGCGCGCGACCAAATCGGCGGCCGTGCGCGTGTTCACGTCGATGTGCTCTGCAACTTCTGCAATGGTCGCCACAGGTTCAGCCCTCGAAATCTTGGGGAGCCGAACATGATGGCCCCCCTCCAATAAAAAACCTGCACCTAGAAAGACTACGCGGTGGCGCGATCAGTGAGAAGCTATTGAAATCTAAGTACCTTCGACTTTTTCACGCATAGGTGATGAAATGAGATATGCAATTAATGCATTGCTAGGCGATCACGAGCCATGCGTCTAGCGCATAGATGATCTAATCGCATTTGACATTGCTGACGTTCCGGATCGGCGCAGATTGGCCTCCATGCTCACACGGAAGTCGTGCCTGAACGGCACGTCTGGCTTGATGGTCACGCTTGGCTTGAGGACGAACATGCGCTTGATACCGCGCCCTGCTCCACCCCATGATCCGCCGGCCTTACTGACTTGGCCCTTCTTCCTGCCGCGTTTGTAAACGTAGATCGGATACTTCTTGCCATATGGCTTGAAGATCGCACCGTTGCGCTCAAAGGCGCCGGCAATGGCAGTGGGTCGTTGGGACTTGGCGATACCAGTCGCGCCGAGGCGCTGGCCCGCGACAGGCACAGCGACTCGGTGATGCTCGGTGCGCTTGACACCGCCATCTGCGTGAAGCTCTAGGTTGCCTCGACCTTTGGCACGAGCGTCGGTGATCTTGACCGTGAGGTTTGATCGGCTGGAATTCTCGACGCCAAGGGCGAAAGCAATAAATCCCTTGTTGCGCTGCGTTATGTGCTGCGGCCACGTCTGGGAAATCAGCGTGCGGCGCGTTTCGTGCGCTGCTGCGTTCAGCGTTTTGCTGATCGCGAAAGCCATCTGCTTTGGCGATGACTCAAGGCGCCTAGCGGCCTTTTCGAAGGCCGACGTGTCAAAATTGACTAGAGCCACCATCGAAACGCCGCCATTAAGAATTGGAGAGGTAAGCCGGATTCGAACCAGCATTGAGCGAATTTGCAATTCGCTGCGTCACCGTTCCGCCATTACCTCAATTGGTTGCAGGAATGGGATTTGAACCCACGACCTTCAGGTTATGAGCCTGACGAGCTACCGGACTGCTCCACCCTGCTGAATTGGTCTAGCTACAGCGCCTTTGCCAGCGCCACGACTTCTTCCCATGCATGCAGGCTGACGCCGAGCTTGTCGTAGACTGACTTGATCTTGGTGGCAGCGCTGGCGAACTCGTCGACGACGGCCTTGATATCGGCTTCAGCACCAGCGACAAGCGCGGATGCATCTGCGGCGACGGCGGTTTCGACGGTAGTTGCGACTGCGGCAACCTGAGCGGTGACGTCGGTCATCTCGGATTTTCCTTTCGAGAACAGGCTTTTCAGCCAAGCGATAAATTTTGACATTGGGAATTCCTTCTAGAAAAGCCAAAAGCGGCAGGGAGGCACCCGGTTTATCATCCGGACCTCAACCTGCCGCACGATCGCCAGTCGCCGGAGGAGGCAGCGCCAGGCAATACAATATCGTGGGCGCATGCTGCGCAGAGGCGTGACCACGATGTACATGATTGGCAATCGGGTCCGCATGGCGGCGCGACCGAATGGCCTATAGTTAGGCCCGGCTCATCACTGGCCGAGCCTCCGTCGCAATCTATTTGTGCGCCCGGAAGGATGTGGGGTAGCAAGTCATTGCTGACCCCTTCATAGATACACCCTTCGAGTTTTCAGAAAGTGCCAACTATACGGCGTAAGATCGAATGGCACTCATAAGATTGTCGTTTGCTGCGATGAGTGATCGACGGCCTTTTCTGATTGCTGTTCGTCTTGGTACCGAACCTCCAAGCTCCTCAAAGCTATTAGCGCCGACAGCCGTATCGAGAGTTTCCTTGTCCTTGGCAGACAGAGACGCCACCGAGGCGGCCCATGCTTGACGGTCAGCCTTGGCAGTAACAATATCCTGCCACGCCAACGAACCACTCTCGCCACGCTGCGTCTTCACCATTCCAGGAAAGATGTCGGCCATTTTCTGAGATGCGCACGGCAGTCCATCCGGATATCTGGTGACGGTCACCTTGGACATATCTGTGTTGCCCTTGGCTTCCTCAAGTATGGTGATCGCCTCGGCTCGTGTATAGTTTCGACCTTGGCGACGCTTGCCACCGGCGCGATATCGATGCGGGAGTGTCTTCATCAGATCGGCGAAATAGCGGTTGCTCGCCGTAACGTGCTGACTGTCTTCTTCCGCGCCAAGCTGACTTTCGGCCGCATCCTTTGTTCCGAGCAAAGCACCGACTGGCATTCGTATCTGAGTTGCAACGACCTTGCCGTCAATGGTGAGCTTGTGACCGCGCTCTGTCTGTGTTCCGTCACTGAAACGCAAGCGGCCGATGCGGATAACTGGACCCTGAACAGCATGCGTCTTGTGCTCGACGCCGTCGTAGGTCTCCATCTCTGTCATTTCTTCGCTTCGCTCAACTTCGCCCTCTTCGACCTGGCGCATGATTTCCTCGATCGACGGCTTCATGCGCCAACGGCGCTCAACGGTCATGCCTTCCGTATCTTCTGGATTGTTGTCGTTCGCCGCAACAGTGGTCCACGTTGTCTGAAGCGGTTCCGGATCATGGTCGGGGGTGGAGGCATAAAGACGAAGCGCTTCGAGTTGCTCGGCCAAGGTTCCGTGTCTCGTCATGTGATCTCCTCTGGTGTGTGGCGCTGGTGTGGTGCGTATTGTGACGCTGGTGTAAACTTACAAATTTGTCAAGAATTTGCGGAGAGCCAGCCACGAACAAGATTGACCGCCTGTCGCGCAGCATCCTCGCAGGTCGTGGCACGGCACACGGCTTGACGGTCGAAACCGAGGGCCGCAAGCAGAGGATGACGAACGATCTGGCTTGGCTCGAGTTTGGCGTTACCGACCTTATTCTCTATCAGGCCGAGCTTCCCGCCCGTTATGTAGATCCGCACATCGTGCTCACCAGCAGTCAATCCAGCCGCCAGAGCTTCGGCTCGCGCCTTAGGACCGCGCTTCGCCGCGTTCTGGTCACCGGCCAATGTGAACTGGCCTTTGCCGCGTAATACGTCATCGACGGTGCGAGCATATTCCGGCATGGCGCGAAGTGCGCGGACCTGGGCCGTCTGCAGTTCCCATTCCTTTGGACCTGCGTCTCGTACGGCAACACGCGTGCCGGTCGCCGACGTCGTGGTGACGATCTTCACTCTCTTGCCGTTGAGGCGTGTCGTCTGGGTGGTTCGCTTGGTGGCTGATCTGGCCATGCTGATCTCCTTTGTGGTGTTGTGGTCGTATTGGCGGTATTTCTATTCAACACAAAACCGGGACAAAGCACCGGGACAACACCCACACCTAAAGGTGTGTGGGGTTTTTGTCCCGCTGGATGCTCGTGGGACAAAGTAAAAAAAATCTTGTCCCGCTCTTGTCCCGCAACACTGTTTTTATTGAGTTATTTTTGTCCCGCTCTTGTCCCGCTCTGTCCTTCTGCCTATTTTTTAGCCGGACAAAACAGCGGGACAAGGCACCCTTGCGGGACAAGTCGTTTGTCCCGCTTTCTACTAATTTTGTAGACTACGGGACAAACAGCGGGACAATCGGGACAAACGGGACAAAACACCTTGTAAGTCATTGTTTTTGCTGCGAGACAAAAATATATCGTTGTCCCGCTATGCCGCCCAATACCAAATTCCGATATTATTCACGTGCCCAGCCTCAATGAGCGCTGCAGGCGCTCTCTGGAACTGCTTACGCGCAGTCTCTGCTGAGCCTGTGGTTGACATATCCCGACTGGCATAGAACTCGGTGCGCCATGTCTGCTCGTCGACGACAAGAACGTCTTCTGGAAAGGAATGGCCGCTCGGCTCAATGCCATTCTTCTCGATGGCCTTGCGCAGAGCCGCAAGCACGTCCCCTTTGAAGCCCTTCAGGGTTCCACTGCTAGGCGGCTTGTCTGTCTCGGCCGGCACCACCACCGGTGCCGTGGTAGGCTCGCCGTCCTCATCCACGCCGATCTGAACCGACTTCATGGTGAAGGCCAGGACATCACCGTCCTCACCGTCGTTGGTACCGTCACACACCAACCGGTGCTTGGCGCCGTCCTTCTTGACCATGAATGACGCGTCGACCGCACCGTCTAGGTCGATGGCGCCCTTGCCGCGCTCACCGCTCCACGCGCTGTGATGGATCGCAGTGACGTGCGCCTTCGTCTCGGTGAGGATCTCGTCGCAGGACTGCACGAACCGCGTCATGTCCTTGCTGGCGTTTTGGTCCCCACCGCCAAAGACACGCGTCAATGTGTCGATGATGACCCAGACGCATGGCAGACCGGTGATTGTCTCCGCCTCACGAATGGCCGTGATCAGGTCGCGCGCATCCTTCAGATCCTTGGTGAAATCCAGCCTGCCGCCAACAACTAGCAGCGGAACGTCGCGAACGTCGTGATGCTGGCGGAAGGCCATCATGCGGCGCTCCGTTAGCTTCTTGCGCTCGGCCGCGACGTAGACGACGAGGCCTTGTTTGATCTTTTTGCCGTGCCAGTCCATGCCGGCCGCGATATGGCAAGCGATATCCGTGACAATGACGCTCTTGCCTGTTCCGGGCAAGCCTGAGATTGTCGTGAACTCGCCCACGCCTAGCCAGCCCTTCAGGATCGTCTCTTTAGGCTTTCCCTCCTCGATCTCGTCGAACCACGTCAGCTCGAATCGCTCGCGCTTCTTTGGCTGCGGTTGCGTGTTTGATGCCGGCTCGCTGATGGCGACAGGCTCTGTTACAGCTGGCGCAGCGGCCTTGGCTGCCTCCTTGGCCTTGGCGCGCTCGACGAATGCTTCCACTGCCGCAGGATCTGACGCGTTGTCGTTATCGTGCGCTCGCTCTGGGATTTGCCGCGGCGAATTGGCCGTCTTATCCAGGCCACGCTTTATCTTGTCCAGGCACTTACGCTCGCCATCGGTAGCAACGAGACCGTTGGCCTGTGCCGCGTCAAACAGTCCTGCCTCTGCCTCGCTGCGACTCAGATATCCAGCAGCCACGAGCTCGCCGATGGAGCACGCGCTGGCGAACAGCTGCTGTCCACGCTGCCCCTTTGGCGACGTCGACAGCTTGTCGAGCTCCATATCCATGGCACGCGCCGCGTACCGCGCTGCTCCGTTGTCTTGCGGCTGGTAGGTATACTCCCTCGGCTTTGCTTCGACAGCAGGCGATGCCTTCGTGATGACAAGATCGATGAGCCATGCTGGCGCGTCCGCGAACTCTGGCAGCCCGTCGCCGTCATGGTTGATCCATTCATATCGGCGGCCGTCGGCCATGACGCTGCCTGGACCGACGATATAGCCGCCGTCCCCGCGAGTATCCACACCCGGCGCAATGGCGGCACGGTTTCGGACACCATCGACATGCTTGAAAATTATGTGCGTCCCGCCGTTGGCAGTGCTGGCCCGCGCCGTGTCGGGCAGCGGCCCATGGATCGCTTCCTGCTCCGCAAGCCATTTGTGGCCGTCACGGTCGCCGTGTCGATCGAGATCCAGCACCCACCCGCCAAGTTTCTCGCCCGTCGGAATGCCGATCGCAGCGGCGGGGTGACGCTCGTTGAACCATATATCAATGATACGGCTGGACCGGGTCGCGTCTTTCAATCCAAAGGTGGTGTATGGTGCCTTTTCGGCGAATTCCATGATTTCGCCCGTGGCATAGTCTACGCCTTCCGATGCTGCTTCACGGCAGGGAAAAATGGGAACGCCCGCTGCGATATACGAGCGGGCAACGTCCAGAGGCGTGCGTGTCGATGGTGAAACCTTAAAGCTATGCGGCTGCAAGAGCTTCCTCCTGATTGTTGTCGTTGGCTGGCATAAAGCGCTGGATGCGGCATCCTAGCCACGCGAATTTCGGCACGGCCCAACTATTGCCCAATGCCTTGTATCGCGGGCCATCGGCAGCCATGAGCCACCAAACGCCGTCGATTTTCTCCCACATGTCCTCTGGACGCGTGCGGGTGACGCGACGTGACTTGTAGCTGCGCATGGGGATTCTGGTGTAGCCGTCTGGAAATCCCTGCAGACGTTCACATTCCATTGGCGTGAGGCGACGGACGGCGGATGTGAGGACGGCAGGGTATCCTTGTCCTGGCTTGCCGCCGCCGGTCCCAATGGTCCCGACTGTCTGCCCATCACCTCCCTCTAGACGCAACTCTGCACGGCTGTTCTCTGCAAATGCCACCGCAGCATGACCACCAGCGTTCTGATGCGAGCCAGAATGCCCCATTGATCTAAGGGTAGTCATGGTGCCATCCGTGGTGAATTGGACCTGCGTACCTTTGCAGTCAAAAGCAACAATCGGGGCGCCGCGCCCCGATCCGTCCTCACTGGCGTCATGACCTTCGGCGGTTAGAGCGTGGGTGACATCGCCGGTGACACAGGTAGCTATCAAGTGACTGTGTCCGTGATTGGCATCCTGTCCCGACGCTCCCTGAAGTCGACCATATGACGCATCTAAGGTTGCGACCGTCTGATGCACAAAGGTCTCACTTTCGAAATCAAGCCGACCATGTGGGCCACCATGAGCATTCACAGCGGTCGCAACATCAATAGGCCCAGAAGTCCGGTTGCCTACGGAGGCAACCGGACTTGCTACCGACTCACGGCCACCGCATTCAGGGCCACCCGCAGTTGCTCCGGCAACTCCTTCCCGCGCTTCACGGCTCGGCGGAGAATACCGGCGCACGCCGTCTTGCTCAAAAAGAACCTTGGCGGGATCGGCCCCGTTTCCAAAATCTGCGACAACGATGACACGACGGCGTCGTTGGGCCACTCCGAAGTATTGAGCATCGAGGATACGCCACGCGGCACGGCCTTTTGGTCCAGAGACCATGCCAGCACTTGGCCATTTTCCGCTTGCTGGCGGTTGTACGGCGGTATCCCCCCCCACAAGTCCAGCGAGGAAGCAGCCGAACGCGTTGTCTTTGGTACTGAGGACGCCGACGACGTTTTCCCAGACGACATTCCGAAGTCCATTGCGATCTGCGAGCTCATGGGCCAGCCTCACGAATTCGAGTGAAAGATTGCCGCGTGCGTCGGCAAGTGACTGGCGCAGACCTGCAACGCTGAATGCTTGACATGGAGTGCCACCAGCCAGGATATCGACGCGGCCAAGCGTGCGAACGTCGATCTTGGTGAAGTCGCCAAGGTTCGGCACGCAGGGGTAATGGTATGTCAGAACGGCCGATGGGAACTTCTCGATTTCCGAGAAGGCAACCGCGCGCCAGCCAAGTTGCATCCAAGCACGGCTGGCTGCCTCAATGCCGGAGCAGACAGATAAGAAGCGCAGATCATGGTGGTTGTCGTTTGCGTGTATTTTCAAAACGGCGCATCCTTCAAGGCTGCACGAAGGCCGCGGGCGCAACCCTCCCACGCAGCCTTGACCAGCAGGCGCTGATCGAGCTCGTCGTAATGCGCCAGGTCGGTCAGGTTGCCCTTGGACTCGATGAATTCGCCCACGGCATCAACGCCGGCGTCGAGTGCGGCGAGTTCGAAATCGTCAAGGCGTCGGATCTTCTTGTAGTCGTCGATTGCCACGATGCACCTCTTGCACAGATAGCCAGGATCTTTGCCGGCGCCGACGCCAATGCCGATTGGACGCATGCCACAGCAAAAGCAGTTAGTCGGGTTGCCGTCGGTGTCCACGGTGGGTGTGAAAGGTACGGCAGGCTTTCCGGGTAACTTGGTCATGCTGCTACCTCAGATGAAAGGGCACTAGCGTCACCGTGGCGATAATTTGCCCAAGGATCGTCATGCCAGCCGCCCGTCAGTCGATAGAACGGCTCGTTTCGCCATTGGCCGCGATTGACCTGCTTGCACCCTTTGATCCCATCGGGATTGCCGTCAGACAGATCGCGAAATACGAGATATGAAGGTGTTTTGATGCCAGCATCATCAGCCTCTTTCAGTAGAGTTTCGAAACGCTCCTGCCATTCGACCGGCATGGCTTCAAGCGCAAGCCGCGGAATGACAAGATAGGGTGTGCGGTAAAGTCTGCTTCCGAAAATGTCGCTCATGCTGCCACCTGTGCCGGCACGTTGTCGTTGGCTGCAAATAGGTCCGCGCCCGGCTTCGTCGCCGCAGCCTCGCCGAGGTTCTTCACGGCCTGGCGGAAGTAGTTCGGATTGAGTTCCGTCCCGACGAACCGTCTACCTTGCTGCAGGGAGACATAGCCTTCGGAGCCGATCCCCATGAACGGCGAGAAAACTACGTCGTTCGGATTGGACCACATGCGGAGCGCCCGCTTCGTGATGTTGAGTGGCATCGGGCAGAGGTGCTTTTCGTCCTTGTCGGAACGGGCCACCTTCACATTTAGAACGTCGGTCTCCGGAAGATCCTGCTTGCTGAAGTTCCATACCGGGGAAGCGTGATCCTGCCACTCGTCGACCGGGAAACTCTCCTTGGTGTGCGTTACCGGTGCAACTTCCTCGCCATCCTTTGCCCACTTGCGGAACACCAGCAGATATTCCGGCAGGCCCATGCGGCTAAAGGTGCTGTCGGCGCGCAACGTCTTCCAAAGCAGCCCATGCGCCTTCGTCTTCTGCATCTCACGCACCGGATCACGCCAGACGGTGACACGAGAATGGAAATCCCAACCCTCTTCGATATGCAGTCTGGTGCAATCGTCAGAGAACGGGCGAAGGCCTGCCGTGCCTCTGGCGCTGCTGTTTTGGTAATAGACGAGATCCTTGACATGGATCGCTGTCAGTCGGCCGGGACGCGTGACGCGCAGCTTTTCGCGGACGAGATAGCGGTACTGCTCGAAGAACTCGTCATCGCTGGCGCAGTTGCCCATGTCTGCGACGCTCTCCGAATAGATGTAGAGCGACGAGAACGGCGGGGAGTAGACGCTGAAGTCGATGCTATTGTCGTCCAAGCCGGCCGTGAACGGCACACAATCGGCGTTGTAGGCGGCCCAATTCTCGCCGGTGGCTTGATCCAAAACCTTCGTCATGCGGTAGCTCCTCTCATCCATGTAGGCAGTTTGATTTTCTTCGTCGGCTGGTAGTCGATCTTGACCTGCCGGCTTTCGTGCGCTCTGCGCATCGCGGCATACATCTCGACTTTCATCTGCTCGTGATCGCCGCTCTTGCGGTTGATGACGTCCCAGATCGCCCGCTCCGTATCGGCAAGCGCGATATGTACGTCGACCGGTCGTTTCTGCCCGAACCGGTAACAGCGGCGGATTGCCTGGTAATAGGCCTCATAGCTGAAGGACAGGCCGGCGAACGCCATGCGGGCGCAGTGCTGCCAATTCAGCCCGAAGCCGGCAATGCTCGGCTTGCTGATAAGCACGCGGATATTGCCTTCGCTGAAGCCGACGAGCCGTTCTTCTTTGACGGTGTCTGTCATTGAGCCGCGCACCTCGACGGCGCCGGGAATGCGCTGCATCAGTGCGTCAGCCTCATAGTCTGTGTCGCACCATACAATCCATGCCTCGCCGCGTTCTTCGTTGACGCGATCGGCGATCTCCGCGGCGCGAGCTTCGGCCGTGAGTCTCTTCTCTTTGTGGATCGCCGTGGCGCTGGTGTCCGGTATGCGGAAAAGGTTCTCGCCGGCGTCGATCGAGATATCGGATTTCACCACGTGCCGGAACACGTTGAGCGGCGGCAACTCAAAGCCTTCATCGGAATAGCCAAGGTCGGATGGCTTGGAGATACACCGCGCCCAACTGGCCACCCAATTCCAATATGGCTTGACGGCATGGCCCTTAAGGCGATAGCGGCCCATATTGTTCTGATCGGCGATAAACCAGCGCGTCAGCATCTCGTTGGAATTCATGACGCCAAGGAACTGCGAGTGCTGGCCTAGCTCCATATGATCGTTGGGCGCCGGCGTCGCGGTGCAAGCCAGCCGGAACGGCGTAGCGTTCCACATCGCCATCATCTTGCGCGTGGTTTGGCCCGTGAAATTCTTGATGATACTGGATTCGTCGAGCACCACGCCTGCGAAATCGCTCGGATCGAAATGCTCAAGCTTCGCGTAGTTCGTGACGTTGATGCCTGGACCTATCTCGCTTCGGTCGCGAACGATGCGGGCATCGTCATAGCCGAACTTTTTCGCCTCGCGCACGTGCTGCGGAGCGACGGCCAGAGGCGCCAGCATCAAGATAGGCTTTCCGGCGTGCTCTGCCACGACGCGCGCCCATTCCAGCGCAACGAAGCTCTTGCCGAGGCCAGTGTCAAGGAAGGCAGCGCCACCGCCGACGCCAAGCAGAAACTCGGTGACGTCGCGTTGATATGGGAACATGTCGCTGTGCAGTGACGGAATATTCGATAAGCCGCGAAGCGGCGCGTCGGCGCTCTTGCTCGCCAACAGATCGGCGTACGTCATCTTGTCTCCTAGGGCTGTGGTGGTGTCCCGCGCGTTGGTGGCGCGCGGTGCTAAACGATGCGTAGAAGCAGAGCCTTGATATCGTCGATCGACTTAGAGGCCTCGATATCGGCTATAAGCTCTTCACGCAAAACAATGCGCTTTGCTTCCATCAGGCCAATGCCTCGCTCATCACGAAGCTTGAGAACACGGGCTGCGGTGCTAGATGATGCTAGTTCTGCTTCGACGCGAGTTTCGAACTCGTCACCCCACAAACCTCCGGTCACGCCGCCCTCTTCTCTTCCGCCACAGCAAACCCAGGCACAGCCCGCAGCCCGTTTCGCACGGCCTCGTTCGCCATATCCTGCACCAGTGCCGTGAACCGCGCAGGATCGCGCGCATACGCCCAATCCAAGCCAGCCTCAGCATCAGTCAGCGTCGCCACCCATACCGTGCGCATCCCAGTGCCTGTCGTGGCAGCTTTGAACGTGCGGTTGGCCGTCTTCTCCAACCTCTTCGCCTCGGCAAGTTGCTCCTCTGCCTCCTCACGTGCTGCAAGATTGCCGCTGCTGGCGCGCATAGCTTCGTCAGCCGCCTTGCGGGCCGCCTCGGCAGCGGCAGCGATCTTGTCAGCTTCAGCTTTCTTCTCGGCCGCGACTTTCGCGCGCCACGCCGCCAGCAGGTCGCCGAGCGCCGACTTGCCGAGATCCACCTTGCCCTTTTTGGGCTGGATATATGGGTTGTAGGTCTTCTGTATAGCGTCGATCTGCTCATCCAACGGGCGCTTGGCGTCCTTGCGCAGGTCGTCGGCGGCTTTGCCGGCCTCGTGCAAGCCGTCATACAGGCGCGTGATTGCGTCGTGCATGGCCTCATCGGTGATCGGCTCGCCGTCGGCCCAATTCTTGGCCTCGTCGTAAAGGTCGTCGATCTGTTGGAAGATGGCCTCATGGGGCGGCAGGTTGTGGGTTTTTGGCACTTCTGCCAAGGCTTCGGCGCCGGCAATGTTGAGCGGGTTGAATGTGGTCATGGTGTCTCCTCGATTGTGGTGAATTGGGTAGCCTGAAGCTGGTGTAAACTTACAAATTTGTCAACGTCAGAATGGTATGTCGTCGTCCATTTGCCGTTCCCAATCGGCCATGCCACGACGCTCGACATTGTCGTTGGCGGGAGCCGGCACATTGTCGTTGGCCGGCCTTGTTGCGCCGACGCGATAATCGACGACGTTCCAAAACTTACCGGACGGCTCAACGCTGATCTCGTCGGTGTCGCGCAACTCCCCTTGCCGTTCCAGCCACTCCAACGCTGTTTTGGGGAAGGGTCGACTGCCACCATGCGCGTTCCAAAACCTATCACTGTCCGACCTGGCTCTTCCACCGGCCGCCGGCGCGTACCATTTGTTGATGGCAGTGTAGCCTGTAACAAAAACCGTCTTTACGCTGTCGGGTTTTCCGTCCTTGCCAGGGTGATTCAAAAAGCGCCTATCGGTCACGCGCCGCCAATCTTCTTCGGCAACCGTACCCAAGATAGCAACATCAGTCGGTCGAGCCGTAAACTTCGGCTTTTCCTCAAACACAAACTGATATTCGCAGTTCGGGCAGATGCGGGCGCTAGCGGCGCATATTTCCTCACAACCAAACTTTCCGGTCGGATCTGCCACGTCAGTCGGGCAGATCTTGATTGGCGGCTCACCTGTTCCACTGCCTGGCTTCTTTGGCTGCACGCAATCGACCGGGCCGTGTCGCTCGATATTCCCAGCAAAGTTCATGTACCGGCAATTGGGCTTCGAACCGCGTGCAATAGCGGCCTTTCTGCCATCAGCGTCCGTCGCGTCCGGATTGAAGCCAGCCGGCCAAACGACGCGAGTGCCGCGGACAGCCCGCTGCACGTATCTGTTCGTGGATTCGGTCGGCGCCATATCGGCGACGAGATCGATGCAGGGAATGTTCGTGCCCGTCGACAAGACATTGTCATTTGTGCAGCCCCATAGGCGGCCGTCCTTCAGGTCAGCGATAATCCTGCGGCGTTCGGTTTTGGGGGTCTTTCCGCTCAAGACTTCGCATGATTTGCCGTGGGCGCGAATTTCATCGCGAACGTGGGTGGCGTGGTCGATGCCATTGCAGAAAATAACTGCTGTGCGGCGATTTTCCTCCTCGGCATAGCGCATGATTTCGAGAACTGCGGCCCGCGTTAGCTCTTCTTTGTCGGTCGCCTTGGCCAGATCTGACTTTTTGAAGTCGCCGCCAAGTCGGTGTACGCCGGCCATATCGTACTTCACGTCACTCGGCTTGCTGGTCAGTCGACTGAGGTAACCGTCTTCAATCCCCTGCGCCAGACTGTAGGTGTAGACCACAATATCAAAAAGGCGGTCATCGCCTTCATCAAGGCGGCCTGAATCCAGACGATACGGCGTGGCTGTGAAGCCAACCAGCTTCATGTCGGGATTGATTTCCATGAGCGCAGCGATAAGCTTGCGGTACATGGTATTGTCATCGTTCGGCACAAGGTGGACCTCATCGATAATCATCACATCGATGTGGCCGATTTCTCGCGCCTTATCCCAGATCGTCTGAAGCTGGGCGAATATAACCTGTGATTGCCGATCGCGGCGCCCAAGGCTGGCGGCATAAATTCCAGCGTTGGCGAAGGGACACATCCCTATAAATTCTTTGAAATTGTCTCCGACAAGCTCTTCGACGTGCACGCATGACAGAACGCGCATGTCGGACCAGCCCTCAACAAGGCGCTTGATGACCATAGCCATTGTGCCGCTCTTGCCAGAGCCACCGGCCATATCGACAAGCGGATGACCAGGCTCTTCGTTCCAATAGTTGAAAATGGAATCGACGGCCTCGACCTGATAATATCGGGGATTGAATGGCATCAGGCGGCCCTGCGCATGCCGCCAAAGATTTCAATCTCGATTGCCTGAGCAACCATGTACGCAATGGTGGAACGCGCTTCGTCGGTTAGCCCGTCACGCGCTTGGATTTCCCAATAAGCGCCTCCCTGCGGCGTTCTTGACCAGATGAATGCCTTCTCCAAAAATGAAATGTCTTCAAGTGCACGGCGCGCATGATCAACTCGTAATTGCATATGGTCAAAGTCATAGAGTGCCATATCGTCTCCTCTTGTGGTGTGCGGTCAGGCGTTGGTGGCGCCGTCGATTTGGTGTCGGCCGTCAATGACAGCCCATATCTTGCGCACAGCCGATGGCACGAGACGCGCTCGCTCCTTGGGCATATGCATCATGTGGCAATCGCTTTCAGGCCATCCGGTCGACCACGCCAGGGCTTGGTAGGCCTCCCCGCGACCGAGATGGCCTGACTGCCACAGTTGGTCAAACACGCGATGCGCCTCTCGCCTCGCGGCATGCGTCTCCGCATCTGCAAGCGGTTTGTTGCCCCACGACCAAAGGCCGCAGCAATCGTGCCGTCGGCCATATTGAGTCATGGTCCGATTGGCACGCTCGCCGCAGATCGGGCATATTGGACGCGGCTTCTTGCTCACGTCGCCTCCGCTTGTGTTGCACCGTCGACGTATGTCGTGCCGTCCGGTCTGCGATAGGTGATCGTCTCGTTCTCTTGGTCGACGTCTATCTGCTCAAATCCAGCGAGCATGCTTGGAATGAACAGATGAGCCGGACAGCCGGCGTCTTGCTCTGCGAGCGACAATGGCTTTTGCCACCGCGCACAATCCCATCCGGCATTGCCATCCATCAGCGGAGTGCTGTGGAGGCACGACCGACAGTGGGCGCGCGGCATCATCTCGCCCCAGCAGACGGCGGCTTGCCTACAGAACGCGCCGCGGAAGTCGTCACGCTTGGTGCAAAGCCGTGACGGAGGCTCTGGCATGTTGATGATTCGCTCGATCCTGGCGACGGCGCGCGCCGCATACTCAAAATCGTACTCCACACGCTCGAAATGCAGATCTTCGTCGTTCTTGTTCGACATCATGTAGTAGACGCGATCGATGCCTAGGCCGTGCATGTAGAACTGGAAGGTGGCGTAATGCTCCGGTTTGCCTTTCTGCACTCCGTGCTTTTTGACCTTGGCAAACACTTCCTGTTTGGCTGACTTGCATTCGACGACGTGCTCTTTCTTGGGCGCTTCCAGCAGCCCTAGAGCGCGGCCGTCGATCTTGCCTCGCAGATGTCCGCCGCAAGCGCGCACTCGGTCCTGCTCGCCCCAGACGTTCACGCCTACCATTCGGAGGAGATCTAGTAGGCGTTCTTCCTCGATGTTGCCGCGTTCGAAGATGCGACGCTTCTGCCAAGTGATGACTTCCGGCACAGACGCGCGCCGAAAGGCCAGCCAGACTGCGCGGTCGCATTCTACGCCGATGTCGCCGGCAGGAACGCCGACGGACTCCCACTCGTCGTGACCAGCTTCGATGGCTTCCTGCACAGCGCGGAGCGTGGATGGCGTGACCTTTGGGATGGGCGCCATTATATGCCGGCCTCACGTGCCAGCATCCTGGCAATGGGATTGCTGGCTGGCAAAAGGCCGCCTTGCATATCGATGTACGAACCGTTGGCCTGAAGACCTCCTCTGAATTCTAGATCGTATTCCTCAGATTCCGACCATCCGCACGCGCAACCGTATGGGCCATGGATAACACCAACGCCGACATCGACGCTATCTCGCCACGCACCGTCGCCGCACCGAGGGCATATGCCCTCGGTCGTCATTGTCTCGTGAGGTTTGGTCATGCAGCCACCTTGAGAGCCATGGCCAACTGATAGGCAGCCTCACAAGCTGCTTTGCTCTTCCAGCTAGGCAAGAACTCACGCTCGAGCTCGATGATGCCGTCATTGATGCGGCCCGATCTGATCATGACGATGGCGGACAAAACCACGTTGCGTGGGCTTCCGGAATGGCCAATTTTCTCGGCCATATCCAAAATCTCTTCGTCGGTCAACGCTTCGACGATCTCATCCATTTCGACGTCGACGCTGACCGATATGCTTTTGCGCGGGTGTTTTGCCATCGACTACACCCGCATCGGCATGCCGACGAGCGTAAGCCCCGCAAAGCCGGCCGACGTGAAGAGCCCCGGCGAGCCGCTATCGGCGAGAGCAATCGTGACCTGGCCGGATGGCATCGCGCCGAACATGTCGCGGAGATACGCGGCATTGAAGCCGATCGATATTGGTTCGCCGCTGTATTCTGCCTCTATTTCGTCGGTCGCGCTGCCCGAATCTGGATTGCTGACGGTGAAAGTAACTGAGCCCGGCGCGATGCTCAGCTTGACAGCACGACCACGCTCGCTGCTAACCGTCGACACGCGATCGGAAGCCTTCATGAACTCGTCTCGATTCACCGAAATGAACTTGTCGTTGCTCTTGGGGATGACACGCTCGTAATCCGGAAACGTTCCGTCGACCAGTTTCGACGTCATGACGAAGTCACCGGCCGTGATCCGGATCTTGGATTCGGAAACTGCAACGGTGACGGTGCCTTTCGGCAGAAGGCTGACGGTCTTGCGCGGAACGATGACGCCGGCGAAGATTGGACCGGCGTCGCCTACGTTCTTGGCAAGGCGGCGACCATCAGTCGCTACCGCGATCGTGCTTTCTTCCGTGCCAATGAAGAAGACGCCATTGAGGTAATAACGCACCTCTTCGCTCGATATCGCGAATGAGACCGGCGCGAAGAATGCCGCAAGGTCGATATCGAACTCCGTCGTGAATTCGCCGGCGCCAGCGATATCGGGGAAGTCCGATGCCGGCAGCGTGGCAAGGGTGAACTTGCTTCGGCCGGATGCGAAGATGAGACTGTCGCCCTTCTTTTCGATCGAGATATCGTCGGAACCTGCCTTCTTGACGATGTCACCGAGCAGCTTGGCGCTGACTGTGAGGCTGCCAGGCTTGGCGATCTTGGCCGGTGCGCTTGCCGTGGCCAGGATATCGAGATCAGTACCGGAGACGGTGAGCGTGTCATCCTTGGCGTTCAGCAGAACATTGCTCAAGATCGGGATGGTGTTTCTGGCCTCGACGACACGGCCGACGTTCGTAATGACGCGCGCCAGGTCGGCACGCTGAATGGTGAGCTTCATGAAAATCTCCTCTGGTGGTGTTGCTGCACGGTTGGTGGCCGTACGGCTTGGTGTTAGGCGGCGACCGGGAACGTTGTTGCCCAAGGTCGCGATGTCGGCTCATAGTCAACTGGGTAACCCAATCCGCTCTCGCCATCGTCGAAGCGGTTGACATCGAATTCTTCGCCTTTCAATGAGGCGAGCTTCCGCTGCAGATCAATCGCGTTGCTCGGCTGCGCTTCATTGTCGTTGGCAATGAAGAGATCCTTGCCAGCCTCGTCTGTCGTCAGCGCCTCGATTGCAGCGTCAAGCGAGAATTCCCGCCCCTCGCCGGCTAGAACGACTTTCTCGCCATAGGCGCCACCGATCTGGTCTTTCAAGTCTTCCCATGTTTCGATTTTCGGCTTGCGAGCCGCAAGGGCAATCTTGAGAATGTCGCCCTTGCCTATGGTGTATCCGCGATCCTGATATTTAAGAACGCGGGTTGCCGACGCCAACGGATAGCGTGTGCCAGGATGGAAGCGCAGGAAGCGTTGTGAGTTGTGCTTCAGGAAATCTTCGTGGAAGAGGAATTCGCTGGTGTCGAAATCGTAGGCGCCCATGACGACGGTGAAGTCGAACGCATCAAAGATTGACTGTGCCGTCGGGAAGAAATCGAAATGCATGAACTGGATCGGTGTGCCGCCCTGATCGCTAAACGTCACCGCACGTTTGGTGGCGGACACGCACCACATGCCTTCCTCGTAGGCCTGAGCTACTGCGTATTCGAATGCCTCTCGGCTCTTGAAGTAGACGTCGACGTCATTGATGTCCTTGCCAGTGAATACGCTGGTCACCGCCCCGCCTGCGGCAAACGCGCCTGGGATCGGATAGCATTTATCTGTGATCTTGCTGGCTTCAGCCCCGTAATCGGTCATGTAGGCTCCTCTTGTGGTGGCAGACGGCGGGCCGCTGGTGACGACCCGCCAAGTGGTGGTTACTTGCTGCCCCAAGGCCGACGGCCAGGCGTAGCAGCCGCAGATTGTGCCGTAGGACGCGTGTTGTTATTCGCAGCAGCACGTTGTGCAGGTGCTGGCTTGTTGTCGTTGGCGGGTGTTGGTCGATCCTCGTTGCGCTTCTTGCCTTGCGTGCCGTCGCCGATGACACCGAGTTCCGGAACGGGCTCTTTGGCCGCGTCATCGGTATAAAAGAAGCGCTCGATTTGGTTCTTGTCCTTGTAGAACCCACCAGCAGGATTGGCGTTGCCGACCTGAATCCCGACCTCGGCAACGAACGATTTGAACAGAAGATCGTCGGTATCGGTGTCTGCCGTGATCTCCTCGCCGACTGCACGACCGAATCTGTCAAACATAGGCTTGCCGTACTTGTAGGCGCCGTGCTGGTAGCCATCGGAATGGACGATGGTCCAATAGGCCCAGAACTTGCGCCCCTTGAATTCCTCGGGCGCGATCACCTCGAACGTGATTTCAGCCTGAAAGCCCTTCTGGTCTTTGGTCTCAGGCAGATTGATGGCTTCCGCCTGAAGTTGGGCGTACATGTGCGGAAGAATACCGCCGCCACCGCCCTGCTTCTCGGTGTTCTCGAAATCTGCCTCGTAGTTGTTGCCGATCTTGGCCATGCAAGTCTCCTTCGTGTGGTGGTGGTGTTAGGCCGCCCGCGATAATTCGCGAGCGCGGATCTGAGCGAGGCGCTTGTCGGTGTAGATAACCGGCTTGTCGCCATCCACGACGTGCGCCCATAGCCCACGTTCGACGTTTGCCTGGATGCCGAAAAGGGGCTCAGCTTCGGTGCTATGCCAAGGGTGGACGCGGTGCTTTCGGCCTTGGACCGGATTGCAGAACGCGATCATGCCGCCTCGTCCTGCTCATCAGGTTCGACTTCCGCCGTGACAACGTCAGGCTGCGGAGGGAAGTAGGTGTTCAACACCGCAAACCCCTGCCCCTGCTTGTATTCAAGGATAGCCTTGGGGATTTGGTACCTGTTACCCGCGATGAAGCCGGGCCGCTCCTGCACGGCGATATTGACTTCGCCGCCGCCCGAACCGCGCTTCGCTGTCTTCTTGAAGCCAAGATCCTCCTTTTGGATCGACACGCGCTGATGCAGGAAGCCAATCAAATCCGACGCATCGCATACCGCACTGCCGGCGTCGTCGCGCAGGTTGAGCATGTACCGCGGATAGCTGTCAGTCGTGACGCCTGGAACGGTCTTGGCTTTGACGTGCGAGATGAGCACGACGTAGAAACCAGCCTTCTTCAGCGCCAGCACCTTCTTGATGAACTCAAGCCAGATGGCGTGAGCCGCCGCGTAGCCCTTGCCGAATCCCGGCTCCTCGATGTCGGCCCAGCCATTGCGAGCGCAGGCCTCGGCGTTGATGAACACCTCGAGTCCATCGAGAGCGTCGAGCACGAACGTGCGTCGATCGTGTTCCGCTTCAAGCATGAACTCGATCTGGTCGAGAACGTCACCATAGTTGTCAGAGACACCGAAAGATTTCATCGGCGTGCCTGCGCTCTGCCGTTCGCCTTCGCCGGTTCGGCAGTAATATGGCGACGGGAACTCAGAGGCGAGTGTCGTTTTTCCCAGCTTAGCGCCGCCGTAGATCGTCGTGATCGGCGGATCGGTATCGGACGTATCCTTGAGCTCTTCCCAAGAAATTGCCATACATTTCCCTCCTAGATAATAAGGATGACGCCGAGGATTAAGGCCAAAGCCACAAGGGTCACCCACCAGCTGAACGGATCGGGACCGTTCGCGGTGGTCGTGACGCCCTCCTTTTCGTTGAGATAGTCGGCAAGCTTGTCAGCGCCCCAAATCACTGCGACCATTGCGGAAATTGCAATGATGCCAGCACCGAAGGCCGGAAAGGCGAAACCGCTGACTAACAAGGCGGCAATTAAGGCGGCGACCAGCGCCCGGCGAAGGATCGGCGCCGTAAAAATCGTGGGTGTGATAGCGGTGGCTGGCGCGTCGATCGGCACGTAGTCGATCGGTTCGCCGGTAATGGGTCTACCCCATGGTGAATCAGTCATGGCAAAAGTCTCCTCTAGCCGTGCGCTTGGTCGGCGCACGGCGTTGCTGTGGTGGCTGTTTGGTGGTTAGGCGGCTTCTGAAAGCCAGTACTCGACAGCATCCTTTGTCGGCTTCAAGCCAAGACCGGTGATGCGCCGCAGTTCTTTGATGGCGCCAATCTTCTCGCCCTTAGCGGCAAGCCGCTGCCATTCATGCTCGTATGTCGGCGCTGCCTCCTGACTGGTGGTCGTCAGGACGTAAACTCCAAACTGCTGGCCTTTGTGCTTGCGGGCCAGCCGCGCTGCTTCTTTCTGTGCCGCAGCTTCGGTCGAGTGCACGAACGGGGTCGCGGATGGCTTGGGCTGGCCGTTCTCGATCAGGGCGCAGATGGCGGTGGGAGTTGCCGACTGCGCCGCATTGTCGTTGGCGATCGCCGGCTCATCGACCCATTCGGCGATGAGGTCGAGATCTCTCTCTTCGTGTTTGTTGACGGAGAACGATCCGTCTGCGCGCCATGCCTTGCCGTAATACAGGTTGTCGATGTCATGCTTGACGGTGAATGGATACTGCCGATCAATGTAGGTAGGGCTCGCCACCATAGGCCCGACCTTGCGACCGTCGCGGGTCTTATAATAACGGCCGGCCTCGATGGTGAGGGTGGCAGGTTCCGTCAACAACTCGATATCTGAGCCAGCCACCCAATAGCTGAAGCCATATTCGGTTCGACCTTCGGCCGAGTGGCCAAAGTACTGACGTTCGTCAAACCTGATTGCAAATGGCTGACGATTCGTCTGATCGTCATGTATGATCGTTGCGCCGCATTCGGCCTTGTTTCCATCGACGCTTTTCATCATCCGCACCCGGTCGCCGACCTTGAATTCGCTCATTACGCTGCTCCTCTCGTGGTGGTGTCTTTGCGGAGCTCGCGCTCCTTGGTGAAGTCGACGACATTGCCATCGTCGATCGGCAGATTAGCGCCGCCGCCGCCGGTTGCTGGTCGGTCCATATGCCGAAGCGTCACGGCATAGAACAATTTCGGCTCCAGCGAGCCGGCGAGCTGCACAGTGTAAAATCGACCGAAATCAGATTCGCCGACGACGATGCCAAAAAAATCGGTGTTGAGTTTGCATTCGACCCAATCGCCCTCATCGAAGCAATCGCAGTCGCAATTATTGTCGGCCGTACTCATGCTGCCACCGCATCTAGGGATGGCAGACGCGCCACACTCACTGGCATCTTACCGCTTGCCGTTGAGCAGCCGCCGTTGTGAGGCATCATTTTGATGATCTTGTTGTCGTTCGCGGCAACCGGAGCGCGGCTGCGGAGTGGCGTGCGGCTCCCGCCAAGGCGAAAATAAACCGACTGATGGCTTACTCCCAGTCTTTCGCCGATGGCTCTTAGGGAAAGTCCTTCTTCCCTCATTGAGCGCATAATTTCATTCACAGAGTTGTCCATATAGTCTCCTCATGCTCGTGGTGGTGATCCAGGCGCTGGTTGACGCCTTGACAAATTTGTAATATGCGAATGTCTAGTGTAAACATGCCCTCCTATGCAAGGTCGAAACAATGGCCAAAGTCTCCGGCAACTCTCGCTTCGCGCAAATGTTGCTGAACGAACAGACCAGGCGCGGCCTGACTGATCGTGAGATCGCCGAAAAGCATAACTGGCTGCAACAGACGTTCAGCCGTTGGAAGATGGGCAGCTTGCCGCGCCCTCACATGTACGCGTCGATCGCCAATTTCCTGCAGATCGACACGGCCATTATCCGCGAGCTCGTCGACGAGGCGAGGGCCAGCACCGGTAGCACCAAACTCCCCAAAGTCGGAGCGTTCAGCACGGCGCGCACTTACGGAAAAGTCGTCGACAGGAAGGACGGCAAGTATGCCTTTGAGGCGTTCAACCAAGGGCGTAAGCGCATTCCTGAAGGTCGCTACGCCATATCGATCGACACTAAAGTCATGGAGCCCGCCCTTCTCGTCGGAACGAAGGCATGGATCGACCCGGCTGTTTGGCCGAAACCAGGCAACGAGGTGATTGTCCATGCCAAGAGCGGGGCGGCGTGGATCGGGCGCCTCTGCACCATGACGGACGGCCAGGCAAATATCGAGCGCCTGACTGCCGGAACGATGACGATTCGAGACGTTGAGGCTGTACATGTCATCGTCCTTTCTGAGCGGCTGGCCGCATCATAGGCGTGGCCGCACTCAATAAAGCTTGACAAATTTGCGAAATGTTTGGTAGACATCGCGCGTCGCTGTGGTGGCGATATGGAAATCCGGAGTTTACGGCGTGGCTCTGCCAAGTCTCCTCCTCCGAGACAGTACGAACTGCGTCCGCAAGCCGTTAAACGGGTGGTGCCGGCCTTCGGGTCGGCTTGCGAATGCGGCGAGCTTCTTCAGGGAATACGCGAGAAACAATAAAGACGCCGCCAAATGCAGCACTGCACCCGGCGGCGTCCATGAATGTCAACTTGGTATCGGCTGAATTTCTCATAGCATCCCCTTTTTGTTGGTGTTCCTATAAAAAGGGAAAGCCGCCTCAATGGGCGGCTTTTCTTCTTCTGGGAGGACCTGCGCCTTTCGGCGCGAATGCTCTTCTGACGGTGGTTTCCTTTTTATTTTGCCGCATGCTCACTCCTGAAATTTTAATTGAAAAGATGACCTGTTTAAAACTTTCGGCTTTCGCCTTCTGAAAAATTACCGCCGCCGATGTCCTTTCTCTTGCGGTGCTTTCGTTATGGTTGTCGTTTTACCGATTTACCGATTCTAAGTCAACACTAAACCGGTTTTATTTTTCCACAATTTCGGTATATCCAGCGCACCATGGAAACTTTGAGCGAAATCATCCGGAACAAGCGGCGCACCCTGGGCATGAGCCAGGAAAAATTAGGCGCGCGCGTCGGTCAGAGCCAAAAGACGATCTCCGACTGGGAGAAAGGTAAGGTCACCCAAATTCGCAATTGGGAGAACGTCGCTGACGTTCTGGGCATCGACCGTGACGCTTTCCTCGCCCTCATGACCGAAGCGGTTGCGATGGACCCGACGACTCAGCGAGTCACGCCGGCGGTTCGTGAGGTACTCAAGGCGCGATCTCCGTCACAAAATGACAGCATCAAGGTAGGCGAATCGCCAAACATAGGCGCTCGCGATGTTCCGGTATGGGGGCGCGCAGTTGGCGGCGATGACGGCGTATATGAGTTCAATGGTGAAACTTTGGGGTGGGAAATGAGGCCGCCGATTCTTGCTGGCGTTAAGGAGGCCTACGCGGTCTATGTCGACGGCGAAAGCATGTATCCTCGATATAAGCCTGGTGAAACAGTGTGGATCAACCCCAACCTGCCGGCAGCGCGCGGCGCAGACGTGATCGTGCAGTTGCATCCAGATCACCCAGACGATCCGCCGCGCGGTTTTATCAAGGAATTTCTCGGATGGACTCCGAATCTCCTGCGCCTGCACCAATGGAACCCTGAAGGAGAGATTACCTTTCCGCGAAACATGGTGAAGTCCGTTCACACAATAGTATATTCCCAACGGTAAAATACCGATTTAGAAGTTGACACTATTCCGGTGTTTCTCTATACGTCTCCTCACCGCCAGTACCGTGGCGGACACCACTGAGGAGACCAACAATGTTAGACAGAAGATTCGTCGACGAACTCGAGACTGATTACACACCTACCAATGCCGCCGGCTCCGTAGAGCCAATGCAGCGCCCTGACCATAAGGCAAAGAAGCGAGGCCGCCCCCACGGCAAGCCTGCCTATATGCGTCGTTTTCCCAAGAACCCTCGCGATGGTGAAGCCGTCGGCGGGGGTCATTTCGTTTTTCGGCGCGGCGACAGCACCGGCCGAATTCGCCCGTGCATGTGGCCCTTCGAACATCCCGATTTCGATTCTGCCTCGAACGAGGCCTCGCGCCTCGCAGGTGAACACGGCGGCACGTTCGACGTCTTTTCCCGCTCTTTGAGCGTCAGCGTCACCAAGGACGCCGCTGAGTGACAATTCGCGGTTTTGTTCAAGACATATGCGCTGGCTTAGCCGCCGGCGCGTTCGTCTTCACCGTCACCATTTGGGCGTCGTACCTGACGCACTGATCACCACCACACCACATTGAGGAGACTGACTTATGGCCAAGAAATCCACGAAAATCGACGCGACAACAGAAGCGACACTGACGACCTACAAGGGTTTCGGCCGCGACTGGAAGTGCAACCCCAGCGGCGTATCTTTCCAATATGAGATCGGCGCCACCTATAAGACCGACAAACCGGTCGTGCGTTGCGGCGCCGGCGCGTTTCATTCGGTTCTGATGCCGCTGGATGCCTGGAACTATTACGGGCCGGCCACGAGCAAGTTTGCTTCGACCTCGGTCAGCGGCAAGGTCGTTGACGACCCGAACGGCGACAGCAAGATCGCATCGGCTGAAATCACCATCAATGCCGAGCTGCGCCTGCCCGAATTCATTCGAGCTGCGGTCAAATGGATCGTCGATGCGGCGAAGGAGAGCGTTACGACCGGCTACCGTGCGCACGCCGCCAGCACCGGGAATGGTGCGCACGCCGCCAGCACCGGGGACTATGCGCACGCCGCCAGCACCGGGGACTATGCGCACGCCGCCAGCACCGGGGACTATGCGCACGCCGCC